ACTGCCGTGTCTACCAATTCCACCACTCCCTAATTTTGTATTAATTTTGTTAGGGAGGTAGGACTTGAACCTACACATCTTGCGATAGCAGTTTCCTTATAGAGTTTGTTTGCTGTAAGGAACCTTATTTTTTATTACCAATACGTCAAAGATCTTTTCAATTTACTTTTATTATACACTGATAATCGTAAAAGTTTACATTATTTTAAAACTTTTATTGAGATGATAGTTGGACTCGAACCAACGACACCCAGAGCTTCAATCTGGTGCTCTACCAACTGAGCTATAGTACCAATTGTGGGCTGCGGTGGACTCGAACCACTCCCGTTAGGACGAGATTTACAGTCTCGCTGCCGTATCCGAACGGCTTTCACATCCCAAATTTGTACGTCTGGAGAGACTCGAACTCTCACATCTTGCGACACTAGATCCTAAATCTAGCGTGTCTACCAATTCCACCACAAACGCATATTGTGACCTCTCCGAGACTCGAACTCGGGACTCCCTCATTAAAAGTGAGGTGCTCTAGCCAACTGAGCTAAGAAGTCAATAGTGAAGTGTAAGGATTCGAACCTTATGCTTGTACTGTACAGCTTTCACCGACCACTTCTAGATCTGCAGATCTGTTATAACTTACGCATCATCCTCAATGCTTCAACCCTTTGGCTATTACGGGTGTGGACTCGAACCACATTCTTCATGTTACCATTATTCAAACTTAGTTTTGGTTGCTTTCCTCGGCCGAGGTTCATAACCAATTTCCAGTATCGCCACGTGGAGGCGTTTGATTGATACCGCTGAGCTTCGTTATTTTCCTTTCGGATATTCTTTTCATACATTACTTTAGCCTTATCTTAAGTTGACTATTTCTTGCTTATTGTACGATTTATTTCTTTTCATCATCCCCTACTGCCCGTTTGGATGCGTTTATGAAAGCGTCCCGGTTTGTTCAATTCAATTAAGAACCCCACGTGAATGGTGGGTTAAGAACCAAAGCTTGTAACCGGTAATCAATACAGTCTCTTATTTGTTATAAGTAAATATAACACTTTTAATTGATATAAAAAACTTTAAGTAACTTATTTTATTAAAGTTACGAACAATTAATTGCAGTGGACCCCGATGGATTCGAACCATCAACCTTTTCGTTATGAGCGAAGTGCACTAACCAATTGTGCTAGAGGTCCTTGCCTTTTTTTGAGTTTTTGGATAGAACTCGAGGACAGAACGACCTATAAACTAGAAATGAGCGAATGGAGAGAATCGAACTCTCGTCTCAAGGGTGGAAGCCTAGAACATTAACCACTATGCTACATTCGCAATTTAATTGCGGTCTATGAGGGTTTCGATCCCTCTACTTCTGCGTGACAGGCAGATATGATAGCCACTTCACTAATAGACCATTGTCTAAGTGGTAGGACTCGAACCTACGATCTCTTGCTCCCAAAGCAAGCGGAATACCAACTTTCCTACACCTAGTTTTAAAGATCCATATTTCAGAATCTTTGTTGTTGTCCCTGCAGGGTTCGAACCTACGCTCTTCTCGATCAAAACGAGACGTGTTGCCAATTACACCAAGGGACAATTTCATTACCAATATGTCAAAGAACACTTTGTTTTAATTTACAATGTAAATGTACCACAAAACTTTTAAACTAAAAACCTTTTTTAAATATTTTTACTGAAGTTGCGAACAATTCCGATATTAACCAAAAAGAAAAAGGACCAATCTGTGAAGAGAGGTCCTTTTGAATAGATAGTTATATTAATTTAATTAAATCATACTAACATTTTGTTTTCAAAAGAACCGCATAAATCCGAGTTCCATATAGACTTGCTAAAATATAAGCCACAAATCTGAACCGTCGGATTAGATCCGAATTGTTCATTTGTATTATGTCTATGTAGTGTTAGCATTGTTAGTGTTAATTAGTGTTTATTTAATTTATAGTCTATATATCATTAACTTTTTAAAAGTTTCACAATTTCTAGGTTTATTTTCAATTAATATCCCATATTCTCTGCGATGATCGTTTTTCCTCTTCTAATACGATTCTTTATAGTCTGCAATGGAAGCTTATGTTTTGTTGCAATATCTTCATACTTCATGTTGTTAATTAATCGATCTTCAATAATAGTTTTATACATTGGCTTCAAACTGTTTATGTTCGTCAAAGCTAATTCATATCTATCTGTAAGGTCTTGATCTTCATCTAACCAATCTTGTTCTGATTTGTATTCAGACTCGATTAATAGATCCTTAGCAGATGTATGTCCATGTTGTTCAGACAATTCAATACCAAATTCTTTCATAGCATCAATGCTATATTTAGAATTCCTCTGGCGTATCCAACCTAAACATTCATTGAATGCAATACGATATAGCCATGTTGTAATTTGATAGCTTGGATCATATTGATCAATCTTAGTCCATAACTTAGTCAGTGTGTTTGTTAAAATATCGTCTGTAGCATCACCGTCTTTAACTACATTTGCAATATAGTTTCTAAGTCCTGGTTTTACTCTTTGGTATAATTTTGTATAATCTTGTTCAGATTTAGAATTAACAAAGTTTTCTGATAATTCACGGTAGCTAGGCTGTTTTGTTTTAGACATATATTTATTTTAAGTTGTTGTTATTATTATAGTGCTAATATAACACTTTTTATTTAATTGGGAAAGTCTTTTGTGACTTATTTTCAAAAGTTACGAACAATATTATTCGAACGGTGAAGTGGATTTGTTTAAGTTTTTAAATATTACTACAATAAAAACGATGATAGTGAAAAGTAAAATGATGTGATCCATAATTGATTTCTTATTTGTTATATGTAAATATACCACAAACTTTTGAATAAAAAAAGCTTTTTATGACTTATTTTCAAAAAATGTGATATTATTATCTTAATTTGACTTCAAACCTATTCTCCATTCGATCTAACGCTTCAACTGGAACTCCGTGAATGTTTTCACCTTCATGTCTGTTCTCTACAATTAAAGAATACACAGTATATCCATGTTCTTTTGCAAGATCATAATATGCTTTCATTTCCCATTCTTGTGTAAATGTATTTGAAACAACAATTTTATCAACATTAACCTGTTCACCATCAGTTTTCATCCATGCACTAGTTTGATTTTGGCAGTAATTATGTGCTAACTTTAATTTGGTTGCATCAAAGTTATATACACCATCTTCCATAAAATATTGATCTGCTTCCATGTGGATTCCTCCAATTGATTTTGCTAGTGTTGTTTTTCCAGATCCTGGTAAACCTCTTAGTAAATATAATTCTTTCATATCTTAATTGTTTTCGTGAGTTGATTGTTTCTTAAAAGTTACGAACAATTCATTAGCTTGATACTTCTGTATTATCTTCTAATCTAGTTTCTAGTTCTGTAATATATCGCAATACGCTTATTGGTGTATGTAAATAGTCTTCTTCACAATTGTTTTTCCAGTAGTTTAAATCTTTCATATAGTTATTAGTTTTAATGCTTCTTGTAATCCTTCTTCTAATGCTTCTTCGTAATTAGGCCAATTTTTATTTCCGTAATATCTACTCCATGCTCTATACTTTACTTCTTTTGGAATAGTATCAGTCATTGGTACATATAAACTCCTATATGCTTTAGCATTTGGTAAGTAATTAGATTCTACATTTATATCATGTGTTTCTCTTAACCATCTTTGTAATAAAGATTGAGTTGGCGCAGACGTATATGCTTTACCGTCTTCTGAATTTACAGGATAACCATCCCAGCATTCTTCTCTCATTACTTTAGATAGTTCATCTTTACTAACATAATATGCATCATGCACATCTTCATCGAATCCCTTTCCTTTTGCTAATGTTGCCGTTTCGAAACTTACTAATTGATCTTTCATATCTTAATTTGTTATACTACTAATATACAACTTTTTATTGATATAAAAAAACTTTAGAGTACTTATTTTCGGAAAGTTGTTAACAATTAAGATTCTTTAACTTCAGGAATAAACTCTATTGTTAGTTCATCAATTTGCCCATCATCGAATTCAGTCCAATTGACAGATCGTACTGCTACTAAATTTATACTCATTATATGTAAGACTATTTCCACTCAGATCCGAAATCTAAGTTTGGCTGTATCTTATAAGACCCATCATCTTCAGGAGGTTCAACTCTTTCAACTACCTTTTTTACTTGGGGTTCCATTCTCTTCTTACTAGTATGATCCTTTAACATTTCAGGTCTATTTTCACGAACCCACTTAATATACCATGGTGCGACTTTGTTAACATGAGATGCTGTCATTCCAGCGTATTTTCCAGTTCTAAATACCATATTATTTTATTTTATAATTCCATCCAATTTGTATCTTCTGGTAAGATTGTCATAGTTCCACCGAGTTCCTTTGCTTTATTAATATAATTCTCTAGAACCGCAGTTGGAAAACTAGTTCCTGTACCATATGATCCTTTTCGGCATTCATAACAACTACCTGAATATCCATAGAATTTTACTGTAGATTCATCTTCCATGATTCTCTCAATTCCACTGTTCATCTTCCATGCGTCACCGTCTAAATAACCACCGGCCCATGATGCAAATACCTTATGGATCGTTTTTAAAAATGGATCTGTTGCTTTTGGGTTTTCTATTTTAACTACTACCCATTGTTCTGGTTTTGTCATGATTTTGTGGTTTTATAAATTAGATCATTTACGTTTTTTATTCCAGCTTTGATCTTTGTACATTTTTCATATAATTCACAATCAGCATATAATTCCATAATAGCTGTTGTAAACGATTCTCCATGATACATCATTATGGTATCATAATTCGCTGTCAATAAGTTAAGATATAAACTCTTAACCGTCGATTCGTTTATTTCAACAGGCTCATCAATACGATTTCTGATCTCTAACATCATGACTCTTATCATTGATAGGGTATTATCATCCATCTCATCTAATATATCTTCAAGTGTTATCATTTGTTTAATTTCTTAAATTTAAAAATTCGTTTACGTGTTTGAACATTAGACCTTGAAATGCTCTATCTTTAGTAGTCCATTCATATCTAAATTCATCAAAGTACATTGTATATTCAATCTCATCACCTTTAATACTCCCGTGATATCCATATCCTGTTTTGACTTCGGTCTTTGGCTTCCAATCTTTTTTAAGGTTTGTAATTAACTCATTGATCGTTAGTTCTTTAGTATGTTGCATATTATTTTATTGTAGGTTTTATATTCTTCAATAATGATATTATATCTAATGCCAGGTCAAATCCATCTGAGGACATAGATTCTAATTCTAGCACTTGTCCTTTGATATTGTCTATTAATTCAAGCTGGGCTTGTGTTGCAATTAATTTGTCATTGTCGGTTTTAAAAATCATCATAATTATTTGTGTCGTTTATCTATTTTATACCACATTCGTGTTGACCATGAACGATATCGGTTATTACTTTCATCTAATTCCCATATATGGCAATCATGCGGTCTTACTAAATATTTTACTAGTTGTTCCATAATTTATAATCTTTTATATTCTGGTTTAATAAGTCTCCAAATGGTATCTGAATAATCTTTGTTATCCAACATTTTAAATAATACAGCTGAATACTTATTCCATTGTACCGATTCTGCAAATTCCTTTCTATTAAGATTTTTGTTAATATTGAATCTTGCAATTGTTAGTTCTTCTATCAAACGGTATTCGGATTTTAGTTCGTTAATATACACATCAACCCCCTTAAAGAACTCATCCGGCACATCTTTCAACATTTCGTAAATATCATCACCCTTACTTAAACATTCCCATACCGATTTTGTAGAGATTTCAGTCATTATTTTATGTAACCTAAGATAATCCTCAAATTTGATTTTACATCTATCGCCATTTCCAAACTTAACCACAAATCCTTCTTTATTTTCCCAGTTCAATGTTTTTAAATGTTCATAGTTTTTAATAGTATGATATTTTTTAACGACATCATATCCATTTTCTCTGAAAGTATCTAATGAATACTCTTCACCAGAAATAGTTCCGATTCTACCTAATAGAACCAATCTATCTTCACCAATATAATCTACTACGATTCTATTTGCAGGATAAATGATTTCAAACATATAAGTTGAACCTTTATCAAAATGAGATTCTTGAAACTTCTCTTTAAACATTTCAGCACCTTTAATTGCTTGATCAGAAGCGAATGATCCTCTAGATGCAAATACCCATTGTCCATCATAATAGAATGCAATACCTAAAGATCCATCCATCTTTTCATAGACATCAAATTCTTTAGTTGGTGTATGTTGTGCTTCTTCAATATTAAAAAACTTTTGAAATGGTCTAGCAACTATGTTACCTTCATTATCTGTGACCAATCCTCTGCAATGTAAAGTGATACTATCCCATTTTTTCTCAAACTGAGTGGCTTGAGAATAATTCCAAATAGTTAATGGAAGTGTTGGATGGGTTTGTTTGATTAACCAACCTTGTTCGTAATATTCTTCTAATAGTACCATATGTATTTTTAAGTATAATGCTAATATAAACATTTATATTGACATAAAAAAACTTTTGAGTACTTATTTTCAAAAAACTTTTATAATAAACTAATATTGCCTTCCAACCGGCACCCAAACTCTATGGTTGGTACTTCTATGATAATGTTTGGTTCTGCTTATCATATTACTCTTTTTCACTATAGCTCTCGCAAGGCAATACTAATTTAAATATTCTTTATCTTTGGTAGTAATCAAATACCTCTTCTAATTGACTTTCGTCTTTAATAACTGAGGTCCACCAGCCACCTCCTGGTTTCTCAACGGTTTCTTCTTGATCTGCCCATTCTGTTTCAATAACATCTACAAAAAACGTCTTAGGTTTGAAAGGTAATTTAATAAACTGTCTACTTGCAAGTACGCTTCCGTCTTTTAATTTAACAGAATTACTTGTGAAAGTGCTGCCATTGTCTCCTCTAAATATAATTGCATCTAAATAATAAGGAGCTCCATTTTTACCGTCTTTAAATATAGATGATAATCTTTTATTTTGGTACATTGATGTTTTAGTACCGACATGGTCTGATACTTCACGCCATTCTGAATCAATACATGTGATATCACAAAGAGGTTCTTGTAAACATAATTTCTTAACAGCATCTGAAATTGCGCGAGCTGTGTATGGCGCAGAACCACCGCTCTGTCCACTTTCACCAAACTTATTTACTAATGCAAGTATCTCTTTTTCAAAAGGTATAATTAGTGCATCTTCTACTGTCTTTTTCAGAATTTTAAATTCTAATACTGCTTTTTTTACTGTGTTGCTAGTTGCCATGATTTAATTGTTTAAAGTTAATTGGTTTTCGTTAAATATATGTAATAATCCATATTCGTCCATTTCTGCAACTAATCTAACGTTACCTTCTTTCGTTTTAAATACAGATACTATTGTACATGGAAATTTATATCCTTTTTCTTTTGTGGCTTTGTCGCCTATTTTAAATTTACTCATTATTGGAGGATATTAATTTTAATTTGTTTGTTCTATTTAGTTTTTTGATAATGCTTTCTCGTTTTGATGCGGTTGATCTATCTGACAATGTTTCAGAATATACTAAAGTTACTGGTCGTCTTGATCTGGTATACTTTGCGCCTTTATTAGATTCGTTATGTTCTATTACTCTACGAATTTTGTCGACTGTGATTCCTGTATATAAAGAACCATCTGAACATTTAACTATATAGACGTACCAATCTTTCAATGTGATTCGTGAAATAAAGAATTCGCCGAAATCATAGATTCTTTGGTTGCTATTTGTAATGAATCTATTTGTGGATTTAGATCTTCAACATCTTCAAACTTTTCGATTGCAGTTTTTATAGCGCCTCGTCTGGTTTTAGCCCATACTGTATTCCAACCACCTTCTTTAAAAGAGAACAAATATTCTTTGTACAGGAACACATTTGGAGTCCTCTGGAGCTGCACTAAACCTGACTGATTAATCTTATTAAGAATATTAACGATTGTGTTGTATTGCTCCCCACGACCTACCAGCTCTTCAGAATATGAACTTAGTGCATCTTTGATTACCTGTTCTTCGGCTGGGTTTAAATTTATTTGCATAGAGTAACTTGTTTAATATTAAAAATCAGAAAATATACCTATTAGTTTTTCGAGTTCTTGTGGAACATTTCCCCATAAGTCAGTGGAAACATTAATAATTCTTGTCTTTGGATTTGATTTGTGCTTTTTGTCAGGATATCCTATAATAGACCATGATTTACTAGACTTTTTGGGCCAAGCAGCCATAGGCCAATATGAAAATGCACAATTGATATCACTGATGAAATTTACACGATTAATAATTGAACATCTAGGCGATAACATTTTCTTTTCGTCTAGTAATGCAATTGCTGAATCGAAATCACCTTCTATGAATTTGATATTACCATTTAATCTTGTAATGCAATCTTGTGTAGTTTTTGGATCATGTGCAAAATTACCAAGATGATATACTGTATCTTCTTGTTTTACAACTGTATTCCATTTTAAAATAAGATCATCTGTCATTTCATCGACATTTGTATATGGTCTTTTATATTTTTTAATGGCAGATGGTCTTCCCAATTGCATGTTAGATGTTACAAATATTTTCATATATTATGCTACTATAAATTTAATGTTATATTGATCCCATAACAGAGAAACGAATTCAGTTTCATTTACTCCACCTTGAGCGTTTTTAATTCTACTATCATCTGAATTGTCTACGAAAAGATATAGAACAAAATCATAATGTGTAGAGTATATCATAGATTGACCAACACCAGATCTAAGATCGCTGCCTGATTGTCCTCTTTTGAATTCAATGGCAACCTTAAGTCCATTCATTTCTACAATCATATCAGGTCGGTTTTGTGTACCCATAAATAAAATATGATGTACTGTTGTATTTACATTACCTTCCCATTTCAGATTCTTTTTAACGTACTCTTTGGCGATCTGTTTTTCTTTGCCATCGTTTTCTACTACATACTGTGTCAATGATTCGACAAGATGAGGGTAGATAAATTGCTTTATCTGATCCTCATTCTTGCGTTTATAATCAATTGTACCAAATATGTCATTGTGTGTTATTGACTCTGATATGAGATCAAGAAACTCAATACGTTTTTGGCTCTTATTTGCTCGATTCATTTGTTTCTGTTTCTAACTCAGGTGATACTGTCTCAACTTTCGTCATAGCATCTAACTTAGCATCAACTTCTGATAATTCAGTATGTAATTCATTAAGCTTAGTATTCATTGTGCTTAATTCTTGCATTGCTATACCTACTGATTCACCAACTTGTGTTAACATTGTGATAAATCTACGTGCGCTCTCAATTCCTGTTCCTTCAACATTAAGTAATGCTTGATAAAGCGCATTCAATTCATGTCCTCTTAAAGAAACGATTGCATCTTCATCAGATGTTACCATTCTAGCTTGTGATTTGAATTGATCATATAATGATACAACTACTGCAGCATTTTGTGTTTTCCAAGTATATCCTTTGTTAAGGTGTTCTTGTAAAGTTTTAATAGATTTTACATTATCAAATTTAATGTCGAATCTTTTTTCTGAAGCTTCAGTTTGCATAGCATCTATTTCTACTGCTAATTCTGATTGGCGTTTTGTTAATTTTGTACTCATAGTTAATTTATTTGTTATTGTTTATTATTTATCTTTGTTAAAAATCTCCGTTTTTTATTCTAATGTCGAAGTCTTCGAAATCTTTAAATTGTGCTTCGTCAGTTTGCATTCGTCTTTGTATCGTATCGTTTACATCAGCTCTGTAGTTTAGTCTTTCAATTCTAGTCATTCTATCTACATCTAAATAGATAACTGCACATTGAGCTCTGTATTCTTCAGGTAACATATCTAAACCATCTTTACTCATGATCATTACGTCAGCTTCATTGAAATCGGTTTCAGTTTGACCATAAAACCAACCATTGAATTCCATATACTCAATAAAATCATTTGCTTCTATTTTTGCTTTAAATTGTTCTTTAGTTACAAAATGATAATCGGTACCATCTACTTCGTTAGGCCTTGCCTTTCTACTAGTATGACTTACGCCGACCGTAAATCCTTTCTTTTCTAATTTCTGCTTTAAATAATCTTTTCCAGATGCTGCTTTTCCTACTAGTATTAATTTCATATTGTTTATATGGTCTAGTTTATAATTGTTTAAGTTAAAATATAAAATGTAAGATTTTATATAGTATTGTTTCGCTTTTTGTTTTCTTATATCCCCATAATTCAGATTCGTTCATGTTCTCCATCCATGTTCTACTAGGTTTTCCTAAGAATAATATGTCAAAATTATCTACAGTAAATCTCTTAACGTTTGTTCCGTTTGGTAATCTACATTCAAATGCTAATAAGCAACTAACAATATAATTCTTTCTAATTTGTAGAAGATTAAATCCCCAGCACCCATCGCCATCGTGCAAATAAATGTCTAATAGATTTATTTGTAAATTCCATTTTCTTGTTTTCCAAGATACTTTTTGTAGTAATCCCATTATTGTTCTAGTTTATAAAGGTCTTTTAGTAAAGATGAATATGTTCTTTCGCATGATTCAAAATGAAACACATCAACAAATGATGACATGTTATTGTATACTGACCATAAGTATTGTCCAAACCTCAAATCAGTTGAATTTCTTCCGTCACCATTTTCAGATGACCAATTTAAATATTCTTCGTTTAATATAGTGTACGTTAGTTGCATATAGTCTTATACAAAGAACCAACTAAAAGTTTCTTTAATTATACTAATTGATACTTCATGATATATGAACCATTTGATCCAAACAAATGGCCAAAATATAAAGTCCATTATTGACCAGAAAATACTTCCATGTATGTGATGTCCTATTACTGCGGTTGGTAGTGCAAATAAAATAGTTGGTAGTGAAAAGTTAAAATTCCACTTTGTGTTTTTAGTTTTTATCTTCATGTTTTTTACAATTACAAATTCCTAATTCATCCCAATCTCCGCAACATTCCGGTTTGGGTATTTTTTTATCTGGTGATGACTGATTCCACATTTCATCCCAAAAGATCATATCATCCGCCATTTTCTACGATATATGTAGTTTCTACTTCTGGATCTTCTATTACATGAACTATACGTGGTCTTGGTGCTCCATTAGCTTCTAAGATCTTACATGCTCTATTATATACAGTCTTTGGTATACAACCATTGATACCAGAACCTATGTCACCTGGTACATCTAAAATGCTTTCAATATACTTGTAAATAAAATCGTTTTCTTTCATATTACTCATCTTCAAATTCGTTAAGATCATCTAGTCTATTAATTTTAAAATAGATATCGTCTAATCGTTGCTTCTTCTTTTTTAGATGAAGTTTACGTTTACGATCTCCTGGATCATAATCTTCACGTGAATCTTTACTCTTTTTCATTAATTGGATAATTATACGGTGGTACACTACCATCAGTTGTCGTTTGACACCATATGTTTGGTGGATTTCCTGTTCCTGGCGGAAATGGAATATAAGGCATGTTTGGTGGTGGATATGAGAAATCTGGCATTGTGATTATTGGAACTATTACATTCTCATTAAGTAATAATACAGCTTCATTTGTATTTATATTACCGTCTTCATGTAGTTCTGTAATTCTATCGATACATCTCTCTTTCTTATTAAGAATGATATCAGCCCATTTAATTGTTATGTGACCTTGATCTAATAGCCTTTCTATGATTGATTCTCTGTTCATGATTTGTTAATTTAGTTATTATACAAACTTGGTTTCACTTTGTTTCAAAAAAAAGCACCGTATTTATTAGGTGCTTAATTCTTCTTTTTCAGGGATGTCTTTATTTCTTCTTTTTAGATTTACATAAATTAATTTGTTCTTCTACATTTTCAAAGTGCATTGTTATCTGATCTACTGCTTCACTTAATAGATCTCGTTGCTTATCATCAATATCATCTACTCTGTCAATTTCTTGATCAATTCTAATATCAAGAGCATGAGTACGATCTAATAATTCGATATGTACGTCTTCGAAATCTAATTTGAATAGATCAAGTTCGTTAGTTAATGCTTTAATTTTCATAATTGATCTAATTACATATACTACGGCATATGTTACTAATACTACTAATGATCCTAATGCGAATGCTGCTAATTGTTCCATGTTATATTGTTTTTGGTTCTGTTACTAATTCTAAAATATCGTCATTTACTTTATCAAACTCGTATTTACCTTTGATAAATTCGTTAAGGGCTTTACCCTGAGAATCAGCTGAATTGAATTTTTCAAAATCAACGGCTTCTACTTCTTTATAAAGATATGAAGCATGGTTGAAATGAACCATTAAAGTTTTGTGTTTGTAGCTGTATGATGCTGACGTAAGAGTAGAGCTATCATATTGAGATGTAGTTGATGTTATCATATGTTGTGTATTTAAACATTATACAATAACATCTTATTTTGTTTCAAGTTTATGAATTTCCACCACCAAAGCCATTTTCTTTTAGAGCATCTATTGATGATTGATCTAACGTCACTGTCATTTTTGATGGCATTTTAGCAGGTTCTGCGGCAGCTGTGTTTTTATCTTTGAGTGGATTCATTGCTGCACCAACTGATGATACTGCATCTTTAATACCTTCGAATGCTGAATTACTAGATGTATTACCTTCTTCTACACTGCCTTTAAATTCTTGTAACATGTCTGCTAATCGTTGCATTGCTGATTCTAATGATTCACCCATTGCTGATAGAATATCTCCTGGAGAACCGCCTTCAGATAGAACTGCTAATGCTTCAAACATCTTTCTACTCTCTGTTAATTTAGTAAGATCCAATGAATTAATAGCTCCTTGAATTTTAGGGAAGTTTTCTCCAGCCTTTCCATAAGTAGCTGCTAATGCATGTTGCATTTTCATTTGATTATAATAACCAACAGATGCATCTCCTGCGTCAACTCTACCAAATAATAAATTAGAGAATATGTCACCTGTTTCAGAATCCATTTTAGCATTTGCTATTGCAGGAATGGCGTTGCTCATTTTAGCGTATGTGTCACCTACTGCGATTGCAAGTTTCGTAGCATTAAATAAAGTATTAGCATCTGATGTTTCACCTACTGTTGTAAAACCTGCAACTAAATTTTGTAAATCATTTTTAATTTTCGTACTGTCTATATCTTTGAATGCTACTAATTCTTTAACAACAGAACTTAATTTTTTATAAGGTTCTGATATTAAACTGATTACTTCAATACCCTTTTCAAATGCAGTGGTTCCTTGCCACCAACTTGATGTTTTAGATTTACCACCACCAATTGCCGTAAATGTATCGGTAAGCGCTTCTATTAATAATTGAGTATTAGTACCTATTTTCTTTTTTAAAGCACCTGGTTTCATGTCACTTAGACTTGTCCATCCAGTTGCTTTACCATCAGCGTCGTATCCATCTGCAAATTTCATATCTGCCATATTTTGAACACCTTCTGCTAAATTCTTAAGCGGTAATCCTAATGCGTTAACTACTTTGGTTCCTTTTTCAAATGAGGTGGATCCTTGCCACCATTTAGAAGTTTTACCGGCGCCGATTTCAGCGAAGGTTCCACTCAGTGCTGTTACTATTAATTTAGTATTATCTGCAACTCTTTGTGCGTTTGCTGAAAGATTTGAAATTTTAGCATATTTTGTTGGTTTTCCTTCTTTATCCCATGCTATTGGGAAATTAAGATTTGCCATTGCTTGGAATCCTAAAGCTACGCCAGTAAGCGCTCCTCCCATTCCCATCACAGCTGAAATACCATCAGCTACTGGAGATGGTGTTCCACCTCCAAATACAGATTCCCATAGTGATTTTTTACCACCTGGAAATTCTGTTCCTATATCTCCAAATACTTTTGCTAAAACACGAGTGATCATAGCTGCGTTTGCAGCAACTCGTACTGGTGCGTCTGAATCCATTGATTCATATTTAGTAGGTTTACCGTCTTTATCGTATTCTACTGGGAATCTAAGATTGGCCATGTTTTGCATACCAACTGCTATATTGGTAAGAGCTGCGCCCATTCCCATTACAGCTTTAATACCATCAGCTACTGGATTACTACCGAATAAGAATCCTCCTTTGTGTTTATTACCTATTCTTGCAAATGTCTCTGATAATATACTTGTCATGAACATTACATTCACTGCTAATACATTAGTATCTATGCCTTCTGATAATTTTTGAAATTCGACTAAACCAATTGCTATAGAATTTAAAGCCTTTCCAACTAATATCATAGCTGCAGACCCTGCAATTACTAATGGAATTGTAAATGGATTAAGAGCAAATGAATCTCTCATAGATTCTATCATAACTTCTAAATATGTCTTTGGTCTTCCACCACCAATTCCCATAAAGCCTTCTGTTTCTTGTCCTGAAGGTGCAAATAAACCTGTACCTGTGAATAATTTTTTGAAATTAATAGATGCTAATGGAGTGATTCCTTTTCCAATAGCAAACAATGCACCACCGGCGATTGCCATTGCTGCTGAACCTGCTATTATAAATGGAGAAGCTAAACCGGCACCTGCCATGGCAAGACCTACTCCAACAACTATTGCACCCATCATACCAACATGTTCCCATGTTAAATCTTTAATTGCTGCACCGAAAACCGATACACCTAACCCTATTGGTAGTAAAGCAAGTCCGGCTACTGCCATTGCTGCTGAACCTAATACAATTGCTAGTGGTATTGGACCTATTCCTGCTACTCCAAATGCTACTGCTAAGCCACCTATAATTGCACCCATCATACCGATGTGTTTCCATTCTAAGTCTTTAACTGCCCAGCCCATTACTGCCACACCAATTCCTATTGCTATTAACGATATTGCTGCAAAGCCCATTGCTATTGCACCTTTTTTAATTTGTTTGTGTGCTAAACCTGCAACTGCCATTACTATTCCTATACCTGCAATAACTGCAAGTACTTTATACGATGTTAAAACATCATCTCCTGTCATATTACCTAAAACCATTTGCATGATCCAAATAGCTACAGAAAGTGCAACGATTGCTCCGGCTGCAAATATAAGAGCCTTAGCTCCTTTTCTAATTTGTTTACCAGCTAATCCAATAACACCGAATACTACTGCTATACCTGCCACAATTAACATGACTTTCGCTACTTCTTCAAAACCAATACTTCCTAATATAAGGTGAGATAATACTAATGCTATAGATACTGACAATATTGCTCCTGCAGCAAATATAAGTGCTAAGCCTGTTTTTTTCATTGATTTATCAACTTGCATCTTATCTAATAACCAGAACATTGCACCGATTGTTAATACAACCATCACTGCTGTTCCTAATCCTGCTAAAACATAAGATCCAATAAATCCTATCAACACAAGTGTTAAACTAAGTCCTAATAAACCAAGTGCTAGTGATTTTAATGCATTTCCAAGTTTTTTGATACCCTTTGGATCTAGTCCCATTTTATCTAGTACCATTAACATCAATCCGAATCCTAGTAATATTGCACCTGCTACTAATAATCCCTTTAATGCATAAGGTGCTAATAACGCAACTAATACTAAACTCACTGATAGTATCATTAAAGCTTTACCTACATCACCAAGTGCTGCAATGTTTTTTAATCCTTTCTTAGTTAATTTCTTAGTAGCCCACATTAGACCGTCTACCATTAATTTAATTAGTGGTACTGTTACTATCATTGCGAGTCCTGCAAGAATTAATAGCGGTAATGCTAATATCATTAATCCTGCAAACTTTAATATTGACCAACCTACATCACCAAGTGATAGAAGACCGTTAGTCAGCGCTTCCATTTTTATTTTAAGTTCTTCACCGTCTGGTGCACGATTCAATGAATCTACAATTATACCTAAACCAAGTCCAATAGGTTCTAATGCACCTGAAGTAATTCTAAGTACTAATGCTTCTTTAATAGAAAGTTTGCTGCTTCCACCTGAGGCCTTGCCGCCCTTTAGCGCTTTGACAAGTTCATCAATTTTTTTGTACAGGTCACCACCTACAGAAACCGATGTTGCTGTTTTCTGGGTATTAACTGTTATCTGTTCTAAGAATTTATTACCTGAACCCATTCTTTCGAATGCGCTGGCTAAAAATGGTGGTATTAGTGCTGCCAATTTATGTGTATATCTTTTTTAGTATAAAACAAACGCTACTAATGTAGCGTTTGTCTATGTACTCTTTATATATCTTTAGAATTTGGGCATCTTCATTGAAGGTGCACTCATCTGTGGGATCTTAGGCATCGAAGGCGTTTTGTACTTAGAGCTCATATCGCTCTGTTGCTGCGCCGACTGTTCTTCCTGATCCTTGTTCTGATTATTCTTCTCTTTAATGTATTCCGAAAGATTCTTTAAATAATACCAAAACTCGTAGTAGTACATATTTTCGATCTCTGACGGTTGCATTCTGAGATGTATACCCAGATAGAACTTAGTCTTAAAGTAATTCTCCAGCGAGATCTGAAATAATGAAAAGACTTTTGATGCCACCTGGGAAGTCAAGAGGGGCTTTCGCGATCTCCCCATCGAATTCCATTTCAAGTGTTGTTTCAACTCCAATTTTCATTTTTTCTGCTAGTCTATAGATAACCATGAATTTCTTTTCGTTCCATGCTTTATAGTCAACTTCTAAATTGAAAATTCTAGGTAAATTAAGTTGTCTCCAATCTGGCGTGATATACGGTAATATTTGTATAAATGCTTTATCGAATTCTATTTCTTTTTCCTGCCTGTCTTTTAAATACTTAGTTATTTCTTGCATTACACCAATTGAAGGTGGACGCATCATAACTTCACCAGCTGATCTAGTTTTAATAACATATGTTCTGTCTTTAGAACTATAGTAAGCTTCTATTTCAGTAGGGACTACTGTGGCAACTAAATATTTAGTTGCTAGTTCGATATCTACTGTTTTTTTAGTGTGTTCAGTTTTACCTTTAAGAATTAATTTATTCTCTGGTTCTGGAAAGGTAAGATCTCTAATAGTCAATAGAATTACAATTCTATCTTCTTCTAAAATATCCTTGTAAGATAATCTCTTATCGTTTGCAGTGATCTGAGTACACATCTCCACGATGTGATTCAATTTCTCTTCCATATCAATGTAGTTGTTCTCATCCATTGTAGAAAAGTGTCTAATTTCAGCAGCTCTCGCAGATCTGATTTTAATCACAGTATCACGTGGATAGAATTTACCCTTTGATGGCAGAGTTTCTTGATCAAGATTCATCCATCCTAAAAACTGGTCTGCAGACTTTTCAGGTCTTGCTTGTCCAAAGTTATCCATGTTGACTTTACCTAATCCATTAGAGTCTACTGTCTCTAGCATTTCTGCTGCGACCGTTTCAGTTGCTTGACTGTCAGTTGCCTTTGAGTTAATTTGATCTTTGGCTTCTAACATCGCTTTTGCAGCTTCTTCGTTTTTGTTTACTTTTTCGTTCATGTTATTATTTATTTAGATTTTTTAGCTTATTTTTAATAAAAGACTTCTGTTCGACGGCTTTGATACTTAATTCTCTTTTTATTAAATCTCGTATCCATGCGCTAACAGAAACTGGCCGGTTTTCAGTCTCCAACGCATCATTTAAAATACATCGATTAACTGCGGCCACTTCAATCTCGCTAAGAAGAACTTGAAGCTTTTTTGTTAATTTGTGGTTATTCATAATATTTTGGTATGTTAATAATATATTATATTTATTTTACAAAAAATAAGAAGGTTTCTTGCGAAGCCTTCTTATTAAGTTTAATTAGTTTACTTCTTCTGCATATACATCAGATCTCCATGTGATATCTAATGTTTGTACATCTCCTGATGAATAATCAAGTGAATCTGTAAATGAAAGTCCTGAAATAATGAAACAGTCATCTAAAGTGATTTTTCTGAAAATATCACCTTCTCTGTTAAATTGAACTATTACAATTGTTCCTACATAATTCTTCTTCAAGCCCATTTCACCAGTTTCTGGATTATATTGTGCTCTGTACCATTGACGTAATGTTTTATATAAGTACGCTTGGTTAGAATCATTTAAGTTCAATGAAAAGTTAATAGCTACATCTATCGAAGTATCATCTACTGTACCAGCGAATGATCTAGTAGCTTGTTTATACTTTTGAGTGATAGGTGAAATATCTTTATGCAATGCTGCTAATCCTCCAATAGTATTAACATGTTGCAATAATAGTTCTTGTCCAGCAACACCGTCTGGAGGTAAAATAGTTACCTCAAAAAGGTTAGCTTGTACAGGTTCGAAGTTCTTCCCTTTCTTTTGTGTTTGATCTTCTGAATAGTGTGGTAATGCCATAATTTGTATGTGTTTATTTTATATATCTTATTTTGTTATGCAAAGTTCCCAGTTGCTATTTCTCCTGTATTCAAGATAGTTACTCTCGATACTAAGATTTCAAGACCTTTAACTGGCTCAACAAAAGTATCTAAAATACCCATGTTGTGATCAATTACATCGTTAGTGTTGTTAGATCCATCCATGATGTTTCTATAATCGTATACACCTCCGTCTTTCTTAACTGATTCCATAAATGAATCTGCTAAAGTCTTAATCTCTAATCTAGTTTGAGCGTTATTGAACTCGAATAAATAGTTTTTCAAGATTTCTGCTAAACCATCTTCAATATAGATCATCGCTTCTCTTACGTGAGCAGAAGATAATGCTGATTGAATTGATTGTTGTGCAGTTTTATTACCTTTAATAGTTAAACCAACTCCTCTTTCGAATACGATTGGGTTAATACCAAATGGCTCTAAGTTATCTCTATCATTTTTATCAAATGCAAATTCTAAACCTTGTACACCTGTACCTCCTACAACACCTCTTCTTGGTCCTGCAATAATAGACCATGGTAATGCGTCTAAATATTTGTCGATATAGTTGTTAGATACGTATGCTGCTGGTGGAATTACTTTAGTTCTACCGTTTTCTGAGATATTAAGTCCTGGTGAATAGTAGAAACCGAAGTTTGCACCTTCATTAAGACTTGGTAATGTATAGATTGCAGTAGGGTTAAGTTCTAAGTTTCCACCTGTTGCTACTAATCTTGTATCAAATGCTCCTAAAGAATTTTTGAAAGAAGGATTAGTTGCTGCTTTAAATTCTTTCACCATAGGTGCATTAAGAATTGCAGAAGCATTTTGTCTTTCTTTACATAATTGAGTAATTTCTTCTTTATTAAGAATAGTACCTGATTCTAAAGAACCAAATGTATCAACTACATATCTGAATGTTATTGCATCTTTGTCTATTAACGTATTAGATAAACCATTACCTGGTTTCAATTGAGTTAATAATTGAGAAATTGACTTTGGCTGTTGAGTTGCCGCCGCTAATGGGAACATTGTATAAGTTGTTGTACTTTCCTCATATCTCTTAAGTGTATATGCTGGTCTTTCAACAAGTTGTCTATGACATTGGAATTCATAAATATTAGAAAGTGTATCGTCTGATACTGTCTTAATAATTCTTTTAATTCTAGCCAATTTACCGTCTTTTGCTGGTACATACATTCCTACTTTAACTGTCTTCCAATCAAATGTATCATTTGCTACTAGAGAAGATAATTTAAATATTGGTGATCCAGATTCATGTATGAAACCATAACCGCTTAATTGTGTAGGTAATATTACTGCTCTAGTATTTGGTGCAATTGTAGTAAATTCAAAACTTGTACTAGCTGTTCTTGCTTTTGCTGTAATTGATGTTGCTATTGGTGCTGCGTATGTTGAACTAAATGATCCTCCACCTGCGGCTACAATTCTTATAACGTTTCCGTTAGGTGACGAGTATTCTTCGTCTAATGTTGCGATAGCTATATAATCTACACCGTTTGATGCTAATAAGAAGTTACCTTGTACAACACCGTTTGCTGCGATTAATGCACCTGCGTTAATTCCGTTACCTGCAGGGCTTGCAATATGTATTTCTCCGTCAACAACAGTTACTGCTCCTGAATTAAAAGTACCTGCAGTAAGATCTGCAAATTCTTCATATACATTTGGTTTAATATTTGCTTCTGTTGTAATTCTAACATCTCCTGCATCTTGAGCAATTGAAGAAATCTTTGTAAATTCTCCTGCAACTGCTGCTCTTAAATATCCGTTGTCACTAATACCTGCTGTTAGTAAATCACCAATTGTTGCAGTTTTTAAAACTACTTCATTTGCAGAAACTTCTGTTATTTTATCAGTTGGAATAGCATTAGGTGTTGCATCTTGTTCAACTCTATGTGATAATACCTTGTAATCTTGATAGATGTTAAAGTCATTACCAACGAAATCGATAGAACCTAAAGCTTCTTCATTGATTGCACAGAATAAACCTGTTCTTCTTGCTTCCAAGTTAATTAAAGTCTCAATGTATAATTGACGACCTTCTTGATCTTGAAATTCAGGAATAACTGATCCAGAATATTGTGCTACTAAACTAACTTCTCTCAAAGCTGTAAAGCTAGCTAATTTAGATCTTTCTAAACCTTTTTCAGTAAAGAATGCACCGTATGTAGGGTCATTTTGTAATATAGAAGCATCGAAAGATCCTTTAAATACAAATACGTCTACCATGTAATCAGATACGTAATCTAAATCTTCAATACCTTCTGGTACGTTTCCTTCACCATACCATTCTCTTGCTGTCATTTCAAAACCTGCAGTATTAGCAGCTTGTCTTATGATAACTGTAATAGGTTCTTGTTTGATGTTCGCGAATGAAATTGCGTTGTCTGAAGTTGCAGAAATATTATTTGCTGCTGTTAATGTTTTTATATCAGATGGTACCCAAAATTTATCTGTATCAAACACTGTACTGTATTGAACCGATGCCGTTGTAGCTGCTAATCCTTCTTGTGAAGAGTTAGTTGCTGGCGATACCAATGCAATTCTGTCTGCTGCGTCTTTTACTGTTAAATTTAAAGCCAAGATCGGTCCTCTTGAAAGAGTTTCGATACATGATCTGTGGAAATACATACCTTTCTTTTCTAAAGATTTGTCGATACCACCGAATACTTGAGTGAATTGCTCAATATTTTCAATAAATACCGGAGTGTTATAAGGTCCTTTTTTAGAGGATCCTACAACTAATCTAATAGTTTCTGCTGGAATGTTTACCGTTTGTGATTTGTCAAACTCTAAGCGATATACGCCTGAGCTCTTGAACTGTAGTAATTGAGGACTTAGTGCCATAATTTTTCTATTTTTGTTTTTTTACTTTTATTATATATCTACTCTTATTTCGAAATTTATTTAGATCAGGTCATATATGTCATATTGTAAATCTCCATCGGATTTATTATCTTTATATAATACCATCTCCATCTTATCGTGAATGTCTGGATCTATAAAATCTAGAAGTTCTTCTACACAATCTGCATAATCAGTTGTGTTAAAAAACTCAGTAGAACTTATAACTGTCATGACTGCATCGTCATTTCCCATTTGAGCTCCATACCCGCCTCTTGGTAAACCACCAAAAAGACTTGCTTCGTTTATAGTCGTTTCATCTGTTATATTTATCCTATTTATTTTATACAGTTTTGAAAAATTCTGACAAAATATAGCTTTATTATCTGATTTAATTTTAAGTCCATGTTTTAAAGTCTTAGAATCATGTCTATGTCTAAACTTAACTACCATATCATCATCAAAATCATTTCTTTGCGGGAATACAGATCTTAAGTATTGGAATAATATAGACCCATATGTGTTGTATTCTACGATCATCTTAACATTCTCATTATAAAAGATATCACATGCTAAGATATAAAGTACTTTAGCAAAATCTTCAATGACATGTTCGTTGGACCTGAATATCCCTATCTGATTTAATTTAAAGAAATCATACATTGCACCTGGATTCAATTGTGCTTCTATTTCACCAACAGACATCGGTATTAATTCAAATATATTAATAACTGAATGATCTCCTCCGTTTCCTTCTGCAATATCTACAGAAAATACCCAGAATTTATCTTTATCTTGTACTGTTTCTATGTCGAATGTTGGATCAAATAATAAAAAACCATTTGTATCTATTCCTGTGTCATCAAATATTTCAAAATCATGGTGTACATATTTCTGTACTCGCTTTCGCATTTTCTTTAAATCAATAGGATCTAATAATAGATTAGAAGATGAAACGAATTCATTTCCGTACTGTCTATTAAATGCTTCTATAGAACCTAAATTTCCAAGTTCTCTTTCATACCATGCATCATCTCTGTCTGGATGTTCCCACCAGTCAATTCGCATTGGCTTATATTCGTTTTCGCCTCTATCTGCTGCCGCATATATTTGATAGAATTTATTAAATCCATTAGGCGTTGATGTTATTGTAATACGAGATACCTTAGATGCTGATAACGTTGGATAAACATTCTCATAGAACGCATCCACAATCGTTGGGTGAATATGTGCAAACTCATCAAGATATAGATTATGAATTGTAAAACCAATACCTGCTTTCGCTGTGGTAGCTTGTCCTACTAATCTACAACCATTATCACACTTAACATTCATTACATCATATTTAACGATACCTGGTTTCATAAAGAATGGAACGTTCTCAACTACAACTTTCGCCTTATCTATAATTTCTTTTGTTGAATCTGATTTATTGGCAAGTAGTAATGTGTTCTTATCTGTATTGAATATTAAGTACCATGCATTAAATATAGATGCGGTAACTGTTTTACCCATCTGACGTGATGCTAATACAATATTGAATCTTTCTTCTTGAAAGTTTCTCAACATTGTCTTTTGATATTCTCTAAGCTTTACTTGTTGAATACCATTATCAGTCATTACAACTGCGTATGTTTCTGCAAAATGGACAATGTCAGTAGCACACTTTGCTAACTCACTTATTTCTTCATCAGTATATTCAAATACTAGATTACCTTTTTTTAGGAATGTTTTACCCTCATAAAATGGCATAGCAACTTTAGGTCTAAAACCTTGATCCATTGCAACCATAAGATCGTCAACTTGTTTAGTAGACCAAACAATTTTGCCTGAATCTACATCGCTCTCGTCCTTTGGTATCCATTTATTATCACCGACGTATGAATCGTTTGCCATTTTATTCTTCTGTAATTTCTATGTCTTCTATGTCGCTTTCTTCAGTACTACTTTTAATACCCTTTTGAATTGCAGACATTAGATCCTTCGTACCTCTTTGTATATTCTTATCCTTTGTGTTTCCACCAGAACTTTCTATTTCTTTTACATCGTCTCTTTTTCTATAGATTTCTATATCACGAGCAATTCTTTTAGTAGATTCTTCTGAAGCCATTAAATACATTGTCTGCGATTTAATAATATCTAACATTGATTTTTGTAAAGTTGCAAGAACTTCAAACATTCTTGGTGCTAATTCACCATCGTCAATTGTTTGTAAAAGTGTAGTTAATGCTCTCTCGCCAGCTTGTAGTTGATAGATCAAAGACGACATAGTCATCTCATCCATTTCTTTTTTGGCTCTAATATATTCATCTCTTTCAATAATATCTGCATCGAGATAAAATTTCATAAGAGCTGTTATTGTTTTCTGTGCCTTTTTAGTTGCTGCTGATTTTAATTCAACATAACTAACACGAGGCACTGAATCTGTGCGTGGTTGTTTAATTGGAAGGTCGACTGGATCTGTTTCTACATCCATCATTCCTGTATTTCCTATCAAGTCATCTAACTCTTGGCGAATTTGATCCGCTTGTTCAGATATATTCTTTTTCTTTTCTTCGCTCATAAATTATTATTTATAGGTTATATATCAACCTATCTTGGATACGCTTATCTGTTTTGATTGTAGCGTCTCAGTTGGATCGAAGGTATTGCGTTATCTATAATAGTTGCAAGGTGATTATCTCTGACAATGTATTGTTGCAATATATTAAGTCTTTGTTCAGCTTCAATTGGTTTTGTAAACATTCTTATATTAGTCAGTTTTAATTGTCCTGGCATAAGAGCATATTGTTTACTAGTTGACCATCCATATGACGCTATAGATTTGGTTTCATCTAATATCTTCGTGATACTGTTCTGTGTTGTATTACTTGGTAATAAATTATTACCAGGCTCTAACTTAAATACAGTTGTTGATATTTTATTATATTTGTTATTTAAATTGAATACTAATCCATACCATGCATCTGAAGCAACTGGTGTATCATATGTAAATTGATGTACATCGTTGTTTATTTGAACAGACACTGCATCGTTGGATGTTGTTATCTTTAAACCTTTATCGTTAATTAAACCATCTAATATGGTTGCACTTGGATTTGTTACTGTTAAGTTAGGTTTAAACCATACTGTAACTGCTAAATTGGAATCTGCTGCCAATACTGATTTTCTTTTGTAAACTAACGCTTCTATTCCAATATCTTTAATACTACTAAGATCGTATGCATTTTTACTAACTATAGTCCATTTGTTTCTGATCTCAGTATCTAATATACTTAGGCCATTGTGAATTCTATCTCTAGTTCCATCACCAACCTCGGTGAATACTGTTTGATATTGTTCTGGCTTTGTAACTTTTGTATATTCTTCTTGTACTTGTTCTCCAAATACTTCATCTAAGCCTGTTACTAAATCTGTAAGAGCTGTCTCTGTTGTATCATCAGTATGTATTGTACTTGTTCTATCTTCGTACTTCTTAAGTAATACTCTCCAATATGTTGTTGTCAAATTAAATTCATCTGCAAATGATACGCCACTAACTTCATACATTCTATTATTAAGTGGAAAGTACAAGTAATCTCTCATTCTAGGTTGTTTTCCTGTACCGAAAGCTGCTTCAAATTGGGCTGATGTTATATGAATTTCAAAATCTTCGAAACCCATTCCATATATGTCAAATCTAAATTCATTAGATGGCATTTCGTTATCAGGTACCATTATCTTGATCTCCTTGTTTTCTTTTACATTATAAAGTGAATACTCCATTAATATAACGTCACTTGATCTTTTATCAGGTTCTACTCTAAAGTATTTGACCTTGTGTCCAAATATATTAGTTGATACATCAGATAGTTGTTTATATAAATTCGTAGGCTTTTGTAAAGCATATGGATCAAATAAATTTTCAGAACATTCTACCGTAATATTTGCACATCCATTCATTGCTGCTGGATCTGTACAATCAGTACAATATTGTGGACATGATACTATTACGCCTTCTACTGTTTCTAAATTAAAAGTAATACTTAATAATGATAACGAATGTGCTGTTGATAATCTATTAACAGTAAATCTAACAGTAATCCAAAGTGGTTTAAGAGGATCAAATACAAGACCTAATAAATCTGCAGCTCCATTTGTAATGTTCAGTGGTGCGTACTCTGACATGATACCACCATCACTGTTCAATGGCTCTTGTGACCATTTGAATTCATAATCAAATGAGTTATTAGCATCCAGTGGTTTGTAAAATTGAAGTGCTGTTCCTGTAAATATCGGAGGTGTTACTACTGTAAATGTAAATGCATTAATAATAAATGCTACTTCGAATTCTGTATTTCCTACTATTATTTTATCACCAGTTGTTAAATCAAGATTAGTAAGATTTCCAACTACAATAGAGTCACCCGCTGTCATTGCTAAAGTACCTACCGTATTAGGAGTATTTACACCTGCTATTATGTTCCATGAATTAATGTCAGTGACATTTTCATATGGAGTAATTAATTTAGCGAGGAATGCATCGCCTATTTGATCTGATGTAAAGTTATTTACCATTAACGTAATGACTACAAGTCTTATTTTTATTATATATCAGAATTTCTATCCGTTATTAAAAGTATTTCTGGATCATCTGCTTCAAATGGCTCTAATTTTTGAATTATTGCATTTATGACACCGAATGTTTCGTTCGCAGAATCATCTGTCAAATACATATCAAGAATCGTCATGAACTTCTTTAACTTAAATACACTGTACATTTGATTATTTGATAATAGTTTACAACGCTCTAATATGTCATTAGTTATGTTTAATTCACGAGTATCAAATAAATCAAAGAGCCTTAGAGATCCTCTAATTGTTTTAATATTATACTTAATTGTTTTAATCTGATCAATATTTACTATTCTACTATAACTCAAATTCTTGTTTAAAGTTACTTTAATCCAAGTTAAATTTTTTATATTATTCAACATTTGCCAAATAAAATAAATAGAAGTCGCTTCTTTGTGTATTGATACTTCATTAACCGATTGAAATCTACTAACATCTGACGCAAACCATTTATTAATAAATTCACTCATGTCATCTACTGATATCAAATACGAATCTGTTGTTATTCTTTTAGTATTAATACTGCGCTGAATTAAACCCCACAATTTAACATCTATAGAATTGTATTTATATAGCGTAATATCAATAACCTCTGTAAAAATATCTCTATTTTCTATAAACATCTTGTTGTCTTTCTATATTTTTTAAATCATTAAACAGTTCTGCCTTTGCATGTATTTTCAATTCATTGAATTCACGCAGCCCAATTTCATTTTTTAATAAGAAAAAACTAACTGCAGCTTCTGATGGAGTATATTTATCTAGCTGTATTTTCGGTGCTTTTTTGGTCTTTGTATAAAACCATCCAGGAACACCTTTAAATCTTTGTGCTACCATTGCCCATGATTGAACCACGTTGCCGCCGTTTATACCATTTAGATTAAACATATTTGCGTTCGCAGGATATTTAATTGCAAAGAAGCGATTGATCATAAAATGATGACGTTTCTTTGCATGATTTTTAATATTGTTATATTGATCTGGTTTCGTGAACATAATTTTCACAAAATCAAATAGTTTAGTTTCGTCTAGCATATTGTTTATATGTTGAGTATTGTGGTTGTTCGTTTAAATGCAATCGCATATGCATCTTTTTCTAAAAGGCTCTTATATTTATCTATTAATTCAACAGCAAGTTCTTTAACTTCATCTCTTAAGTTATAAGCGTTTGCTTCTATTAATATAAGTTCGATATCTGTAAGATCTTCGTGCGTCATTAGAATAATTTTTTGCTAGGTGCATTCGTTGGCTCTTTATAAGTGTCAGTCTTTTTACCAACTAATTTCATAGGAGCTGCCTTAACTGTTTTTTCTTTTGGAATATCCATACCTGCAAATGCATCTGGACCAAACCCACCTTTATCTTCTAACCAAGATGTTCCTTCTAAGATCTTTTCCATATCCATGAATTGTTCTGGTTTTTCTAGTGCTCCTTCCCAATCTTTATCAATTGCATCATAAATTGCACGCTGAATCGAATCTGGAATAGTTTTGATATGTAATAACATTAATGCTATATTATTAGCAAGAGATGCTTTAATCAATGTTGATGTACTGTGTCCGATAACTCTGTAAATAATATCTACTAAATTGTTTCTAGAATCTTGATTAAACAAGTACTCAATTGTGAAATTATCTAATTCTTTAACAAACTGATCATAAATAATATCTGCTGATTTCTCAGTGATTGAATAAGTTCTAAGCTTACCATTTTTCATTTCTTTTTGCCAAGTAACTACTGATGGTATATTATCAGATTTATCACCTATTAAAATCTTGTTGAAAATAAATCTATCACAATCAACTTCTGTTATGTTTATTTTAAGATCTTTGATCCATTTTAATACACTATTTTGGTATGAATCTCTGGCTAAACTTGCACCTCCCATATTAAAAAGGAAATCATCATTGTCCATTGATCCAGTTACTGAATCTTCCATGTCTCTTTCAAAACCTTCATATGCATACAAAGACTTTTTAGTATTGTAATACCACAATGTGTGCGCATCGTTAGTTTTAGAGTAATTAACCAATTGGATAAGATCTCTATCACCTGACCATACTAAACATGATTTACCTCTATTATTAAGTGCAGTTGACCATCCGAAAATAACATCATCTGCTTCTGCTCCTTGTATTTGATGTACTGTAACGCCTTTAGCTTCAAGAATCTTTTGAAATTCTTCATATACTGAATATACTGCAGTCCAGTTTACACTGCTGCTTTGTGTTCTTGTACCCTTATAATCCGCTTCTGGATAAAGGTCTTTACGCCATGATTTTGAATCTACTGTCAAAACCACGTCATCTACAAACATTTTTAACTTTCGCATCTCTGATGCAAAGTCAATGGCTAACTTTCTCATAAACTGAGACTTTTGTTTATCATCGCCTAACAGTTGTCCTGTTTTAGGTTTTGGTAAAACAAAAAGCCTACTGAATACAAAATAGTTTCCGTCGATCAATAGTGTGTGTTTTCCCACTTTCATATTTTTATTTCTTTACTTAGTCTAATACTATGACTATTATTAATTATTATGAATTAATTATACTTTGTATTTCATATACACAGCTTAACATCGTTATTACAGGATCAATTACATGAGTCCTTTGTGCTTGGTGTTTTGCAACTGTTATGATAATAGATGGTATATGTTTTATATATTGTCCTTTTTCCTGCTGAATATACTCGATGAATTCTGCACCCAATGTTTGTAGTACATCATCTACTCTATTTGCATAATTTCCTACTAATGCTTGGTAGTTTTTAGCAGGATCTGTCTCGTTAAAGATTAATTCAAATACATCTTTATAAACTGAATTGAACTTCTTCACATCCACCGCTGTGATATTGGTAGTACCTTGTGTTTTATATCCCTGTAGTTTATTAAGAGTAGTTCTTAAATCTGGAAAGTTACGTTTAACAAATTCAACCAATGCTGGTTTTTCAATTGTCATACCTTCTTTACCACAAATTTCATATACTCTCTTGATATATTTCTTTGTTAGTTCTGTTTCTTCTGCTTTATCAAAATCAAAATCGATAACTTCAAAACGACTAAGAATTGGATCTGGTAATTTATTAATGTAATTACAAGTTGCAATAAATCTTGAATTTGAAGAGAATGTTTCCATAGTTGCACGAAGTGCTTTAAAGAATTGATCCGATACTCCATCGACCTCATCTAATATAACCACCTTAAACATTCCCGGCTCATCCATGATTGAAACAGTAGAACAGAAATCTGTAATTCTGGTTCTAATCACATCAACTGAAGTATCTGTAGATGCATTGATATACAAATACGGTAGTTTAAATTGATTGACGATTGCTTTTGCGCAAGATGTCTTACCAGTTCCTGGTGATCCTGCAAATAACATATTCTGGACAAGGCCATCGTTGAATTTTGACATTACCCTTTCTGGTAATATTAGTTCATCTAATGTCGATGGTCTGTATTTCTCTGTAAAGAGTTGATTTACTGATTTCATATATAAAGTATATTTACATGTTATACTGCTAAAGCCGCAAAATGTTTCAATGATAAATATATTAATGGGTAAATCATATTCGCATATAAACATCACACGTACGTCAGGTCCAAATCCTAGAAATCGTTACGGTATTATACTTGCACCTCTAGCAAAGCTCTACAGGAAGTTCCTAGTAGACCACAGGCATATAAAACGATGGTCAGACGATGATAGATTTGTAACATGTGTCCTTAGAATGCAAAAACCTGCAGTTCGTAGTGTTATTTTAACTAAAAAGTACTGGGATCATAGTAATGGTATATTGGTTGATCTAGTTACATTACATGATAATTGTAATACTGTTGAGTGGATTTGTGCAATAAGTCTTAAACCAATCAAAGCTAAGTTTATGAATTTTGATTTGGAGAACTTCTTACATCCTGAGTATTATGATATCTTAAAGGCTCCGATGATTGATAGCCGTATCTTAAAATCTTCAATTGAGTTTCGCAAGAAATGTAAAAAACTCTTGCTCGATGAGAGACAAGAGTTTCTTAGACTTGCTAAAAAGAACGCTAAACGCTCTCTTTAAATATTACATTAATTTTGCGAATCGTTGAGCGATTGTTAAACCTTCATCTAATTTAATAGTTTTAGGTAATTCTACTGCAACTGATTCTTCTATTTCATATGTTCCGTCTTTAACGAAATCAGCATGACCTGTCATACCGGCTAGTTTCATAATAGAACCTTTATCACCGGTCATTGTCATTTCATCATAACCGTCTCCGAATGGATCAATATCTATAGTAACTTCAACTCCAATTTCTTTACCTTTATCTTTAATATAAGAATAATCTGGTTTTCCATCTTCGTCTTCTTCATCTGAATATGATTGTAATCCTGATAATGTCGCTTCATTAAGATCATCACCAGTTGGTGTATCTAATGATTCGTTTTCATTTGGTGTTTTAGGCACGATAGGCTTTCCATCTTTATCTACGGGTTTTGTTGCAACTTTAAGATTCTTAGATCCGCTTAGTGCTTTTAAATCTTCTTGTGCTTTTCCTAAATCAGCTACTAGTTTTTTACTTTTTTCTAAGTCATCACTACCATCAACATCATCTTGTTTTAATTTTGCTTTTAATAATTCAACATTAGCTGTTAATTTTTTAGCTTCATCATCACCGTCCTTTGCTTCATCATATTTAGTTTGCGCTGCTTCAACAGCAACTTTTGCAGCTTCTTTCTTCTCATCAGCCTTTACCTTATCAGCTGCGTCTTTTTCCTCTTTTTTCTTTTTATCATCAGCTTTTTTAGCAGTGGCTTCGTCATCATTTGCAGCTGGTACCTTTTTAGCATCATCTTTATCAGACATCTGAGATTTTGATTTTGCATCTGCAGCAGCTTCTGCTTCTGCCGGTGTTTGTTCAGCAGCTGGAGCATCACCCTGTGCTGATGTATAATCCTTTAATGATTGAGTATCATCAGCAATTCTATCTTCTAGTGTAGAAATTTCTAATTTAAGTTGTTTAGCTTCTTCACCTGATGTTGCTTTCATAACTGTTTTAGCAGCTATTAATTTAGCTTTAGTTTTACCTAAGCTAGCGACTTTAGCTAAACCTTCATCACCGCCAGTTAATTCTTTAATTCTGTCGCTTATGGCAGAAGACTGATCTGAAAGTGCTTGATTTTTAGCTTTATTTGCTTGATTAAGAACTTCTAATTTCTTTTTCCAATCAGCTGCATCTGTTTTTTCTTTTGTAGCTTCCTTTTTCTTTGCAAAATCAAGATCATTAATTGCAGATTGAACTAATGCTTTCTGATATTTTTTAAGGTTAGCTTTAATTTTTGTGAATTTAATTGGAGATTTTATAAAATCTAATAAACCTTCATTAACCGAAGTAAGATTAGTTAATTCAAAAAGTTCTTCAAAAAGATCATTAATTTCTGATTCTAATTCAGTAGATTCACCAACTGTTCCAATTCTATCAGATAATTCTGTCAGTGTATTTAGAATTGTATCAACGTCTCTTATTACTTCAGTTCTAACTGTGTCGCCTGGAGTTACAGTGTCAATAGATACTTGATCAACCGACTTGTTCGTTGGCATGTTCTCGTTTACGAATTGTTCGTAAAGCTTTAATTTAGATTTTAATTTCATAATTGTTATTTTATTTTCTATTTAGCATTATTATATTATATATCTAATTTAATTTTGGAAAGTTTACAACAAAAAAAAGGTCATCCGAAGATGACCTTTTAATAATAATATTAATTATTCTAGTTTAAGATTATAGTGCTAAACCTTCAACATAGAATTTTTCGTATTGTGTACCTGGGTGGAATCCAGCTTCAACTAATGCGTATCTAGATTTAACAGCTACTTTCGGAGCCATTGTTCCTTCTGCGATCATTTGAACTGATTCAGCCATTAAGTAAGGCATGAAAATTAATCCAGCACCGTTACCATCACCTTTTCTACCAACTAATACTTCATGTGTAGTTTTACCTCCAGCAGTAACACCTTCGAAAGCCATGTTAGGATCAGTGTAAACATTGATTCCAGCAACAGAACCTACTGGGTAGATTGCTCCTGCAACTTGGTTAAATGTGTTAGCCATTGGGTTAGATACAAATCCTGCAACACCTTGTAAAGCTGAAGCAACTTTTGCATCAACTACAGCGAAGTTACCAGCACCTCTTCTACCTCTGTTAGCAATTAAGTTTGCAGCGGCTAAAACGTGTGTTAAGATTCTTCTATTAACATCACCGTAAGTGTTTCCACCTTGAGTGTAAACTAATTCTAAGTTTCCAGCTAAAGTACCTTCACCAGCAATAGATCTCATTTTAGATAAAATGTGAGTATTGATAGATTGAGTTAATTCGTTAGTTAAAACTGCTTCTACTTGAGCAACAGCATCAACACCGAATTGTTTTAAATCTTGTACTTGCTCTCTTGTAACTGCAGCAGCAACTTGGAAAGTTTCAGCAGCAACACTTTTAGAGAATAAAGAAAGACCCATTACTTTATCAGGAGTAGATTCACCAAGATCTCTTGACATTGGCTTATCGTTTGCATCAGCACCTGAGAATCCAGGAATGTGATCTTCTAAAGCTTTAACTAATTCAGCACCTGCATATCTTGCAGCTATATTTGCTTCACCGTCTAATGCATCAACAATTTTGATAATTGATTTTCCATCAATTCTAGAAGTTCCAACTAATACATCGTTACCTGCAGCAACTGCATCAACTGCACCTTTAATATAAGTAGGTGTAACGTTTCCGTCAACTTTTCCACCTTCGTAAGTAAAGTCTAAGTAAGACAATAATCCCATTGGTCCTGCCATTGGTACTACTGGTACTAAGTCTAAACCGATAGTTTGAGCAGCTACTTGCATTGCTAATGGTAATAAAGTCGGAGACTTGTCACCAGAACCATTTTCACCACCTGCTGCACCGTTAGATACTGCTGAAGGGAAAGATACTGCACCCATACCTGCTAAGTTCATGTTAGGGTTTAAAGACATGATGTTCGCGTCTTCGTAAAGTTTATGGTTGTGACAGTAAGTCGACATCCATGCTAATTTGCTAGATTCGTTAATACCTGTAGCTTCCGAGATTATCGGTGCCCATGTATTTTTGATCTCAGCTTCGTTTAATAAATTCATAATTTGAGAATGTTTTTTTGTTTGTTTGTTTGTGTTTAGTTAAAAACTCGACATTCAATGGGTGTTCTGCTTCTGTCACCCTTTATCGTCGATTGTTATTTATATATCTATGTTTTATTTGTTAAATCTCTTTTTGAATGCTTCAGCCATTTCTGTAACATCGTAACCGATGGTAGATTTAGGCGCTTCATCCTTAGATTCTGTTACCATTGCAACTTTTTCCATTTCAACTTTAGTATCTCTTAAGTCTCTAGTTTGCCAGAAATTAGCAACTTGGTATTCAGTTTTTAATGAGTGGTATTTAGCTTGTGCTGTTATTTGATTCTGTTTAGATTCAGATAAGTTTTCCCATGCTGCGCTGTATTCCGCTGGCATTGCAGTAATAAACAATGGTTGTGCACCTTTGTTTTCAACAATAAGCTCTGCGTTATTCATTAATGATGAGATTTCAGATTCAGTCATAAAGCCTCTTTGAGAAACTGTATTTCTAACTTCTGTTTTAGCTGATTCATTTAATGCGTTATACTTTTCTCTTGTCGTAGATGATACAACTCTAAAGAATGAAGGATTTTCATTTTCTTTTGCTGTAGCATTTTCTACTAATTTATCTAATTTAGATGAGATTTCGCTTTTGTAAGATTCTAATGGATCTAATGCTCCTTCTTCACCTTCAGTTTCTTCTTCACCTTCACCAGCTTTAGCTGCTTTGGTTTCTGCTTCAATTTCTGAATCAGATTTAATTGCGTCAGATTCTAAATCTTCAGCGTCTTCTCCATTTACTTCACCTTTAGTATCACCTTCTTTTGAATTATCTCCTGCTTCAACTTCTTCACCTTCGATTTCTTCAACTTCTTTACCAGCTTTATCAGAATCAGCAGCTACTGCGCCTTCTTCAGAATTATCACCGATGTTTTCGATTTCTTCAGTTTCTTCAGCTTCGTCAGCGTCTTTTGCAGGAGCTTCAGCTTCTGCTACTTCTTTAGCAACTTCTTCACCTTCAACTTTATCAGCTGCTTCAACTTCTTCCTCTTCAGTTTCTTCAGCTTCAGCGTTAACTGGTACTTCAATAACTGTTTCGTTTAATGATTCTGCAATATACTCTGCATATTCAGAAACTGATTGTAAGTTTTCTTTTAAGTATTCAACATACTCTAATAAAGATTCGTGAGAAGTACTTCCTTCGTTATGTGCTTCTGCTAAATAATTAGCGAAGTCTTTAACTTTAGAAACTGCTTCAGCAACATGCTCTGTATAAGAGATATTGTTATCTAATGTTTCTGCTAAAGATTCAGCATATGAAATACTTTGATCTGTTTTCTCAGCAACATGTTCAGAATATTGAATGTTATCGTCTAATTTACCAGCGATGTATTCTACGTATTCTGTTAATTGATTAACGTTTTCTACAACGTGATCACTATGATCTTTCAAGTTTTGTACTGTTTTATCTTCTGAAACTTCTTCATTTTTAGTTTCGATAGATTCTTTTAATGTCTTGATCTCATTCGCCAAATACTCAGAGTACTTATTGAAATCCTCGGATTTTACAAATTCTGCCATGTTTTTATTTTCTTTTATTTGTGTGTTTGTGTTTTTAATAGGTTGGTTATCAATAGCTTCTGTGCCATTCATTTCGTAAATTGCTAAATTTCCTGCGTTTGAATAACCATACGTTTCGTTAACTCTCTTTAACTCTGCGTTTTCAAAACCTGGATCAGCAACTAGATCATAAGTAAATAATTGTTTAATCTTTACTTGTCCGTTAGATTCAACTGCACCTGCAGCTCTAGATGAAATCTGTAAAGGAACACCAGCATCTACTAAAGCTTTAGCTTGTCTTCCAGCGTCTGTATCTAATAATTTGATACGTCCTCTTACTTCTTTACTATCTTTGTCATATACAAGTTCTTCAATGATATGTGATACATTCTTTAAAGAAATGTCAAATTGTGCAGGATGATCTAATTCGCCCAATAACTTACTAGCTTTAATTTTAGCTTGTAATGCTTCAATTTGTGGAACATACTCCGACTCAGTGTATATACGGTTGTTTTTGTTTTTTTGATCGATTTGACCAAAAATACCTTCAAGAATGTAATCTTTGTTCTCTGAAGTTGTTACACTTAGAGCTGATGAAGACATCTCGACGATTAATAAATCGTTAGTATTTTTCATAATGTTTTATTTTTCTATTTTTAATATATATCATACTTTATTATCTAAATATCTTATTACAATCCTGCTAATGGATCCTCTTCATCCTCTTCGCCTTCTCCGCCTTCCTTTTCAGCTTCTTTTTCAGCTTCTAGTTCTTCTGCAGCTATATCATTGTATATCTTAACTAATTGGTCAATTTCACCTTCTGCGAAAGCGTTTTCACCATAACTATCATAAAAATATTGTTTAAATTCATCGTCAGTCATTGATGCTGTTACAGCTCCTAAAATCTCTGCAGATTTTATAGTAGAACCTGAATCTAATTTAATATCGTCAATAATTATCTTGGAATCTTCTCCGGCTCTCATTGCATCTTCTGTAATGAAGTCTTCAAATGTTTTAATAATTTTCATAATCTATATATCTTTTTTAATAGTGTGTTACATTGCGAATGGATCTTCAGCCTCTGGCTCTTCAGCAGTCGTTTTCTTTAATTTAGATTTGGCTGCTTCATTACCTCTAATTTCATCATCACTTAATTTAAGATATTTCTTAACTAAGTATTCTTGATCGAAGTAATATTCTTCTTCCATTGTTTCTTGATTTGTTGTCATTAATGAGTCTCTCATTGTAGCAATAAAGTCTAAACGTTTCTCCATTAATTCCATGTCTTTTAATTCTGAGAATACATTTTCTTCATTAAATCGTAATGCGACTTGTGATTTGAATTGTGGATCGTTTGTGAATTCAGGATATTTAAGACACATTTGAATAAACAAAGGCTTAGATAAAATTTCCATGAATGTAGATCTTAAACGTTTGATAAATTTACCAAACTTAATTTCATCTCTAATCATACCATCAGCAGCAAGATTGAAATCTCCACCACCATCTTCATATAAGAATCTAGAGTAAGGTATTTTTGAAACGTGTTTTAATTTGTCTGAGAAGTATTTAAGTGCTTCTGTATCTGAAAGATCTGGTCCTTCACTGTTTAATGTTTCAATTTCTGGTGATTCACCATCTTTAGAAGGCAGCCAATACTCTTTACTAAATTGTAACATTGGTTTACCATCTGTTGCTAGTGTTCCTGATTCCCAATCAAAATCAACTGATTCTTTATAAGAGTTCATTAACTGAGAAAGCGATTGCTTTGCTCTAGTCTTAGATTTACCACCGACAGGTATAACAAACTTCATTCTAAATGAAGCGTTAGTTACTGCCCATATAACTCTTGTGTGTTCCATTATTCTTAACAAGTTGAATGATCTTGTTAATCTCTCAATATATGAAACTCTTGATGTTGTTGTTATTGAAGAATATGAAATATAGATTATTTGAGAATCATATAACTTTCTTTCTTTAACTGGATCATCTTTATATTGTACCCAAACTTTCTTACCATCTTCGTGGTTATATCCAGGAATAAGTGTAATTGGATCTATTTCTTTAAATCCTATAATCTCTTGTTGATCTGGTGAATAAATAATCTCAAATGCTAAATATCCATCAATTAAGAATTTTCTAAAGAAGTACCATGCTGATTGATCTGAGTTAAACCCAAAATAGTGATACAGTTGTCTAAAATATTTATTAAGATCTTTATCAACGTCGTCTGAAACATCCAATCCTAATATTTCTGGGTAACAGAAAAAGTTTTTATTATCGTATACTATTGATTCATCACAAAGAATATCTAAGATATCTTCAACCTCATCATTAAGTGAGAATTTTCTAAGTTCATCTCTTTTACCTTCATATGCTGTATCAAAGAACGGTATATTAGATCTAAGATTAGTATCTGTCATTGACATTGCTGCGAATGCACCATAGATGTCATCGTTGTCAACGCCAAATGGATTCATTTGACCATAGCCAATTTCTGCTTCCATTGGGCCGATTGCTTGTGACTGTCTTAATACTAAGTCGTCATATCGCATACCGAATGAGGATAAAGACTTCAAAGCATTTGAAATGCTAAAGGGTTTTGATCCGTTACTTAGTGGTCCGTTTCTATCGTTAAATCCTGCCATACTATTATATTATTATGTTCTTGTTATTATATATCTTTTCTTTTTGAGCGCGTTTTTAGGTGCTCTCTGAATGCTTTCTTGACCTCGTTGATTCCAATACCATATAGATCTTGGAAATCACACAATGCGATCTTTGCCCAACTTTCATATGAAACTACTTTCTGGTTCTTTTTCAACTCTGGTATATATTGTCTAATAGCAAAATCAAATCCAAAATGTACTAAGAATTTTACAATATCTTTGTATATTAGTTTTATTTCACTTTGTGTTTTTGCGTTGTTTTCTTTAGATCTACCAGTGCTTGATTTTATTTGACCAGACATACGATCATATACCATATCTAATAAATCCTCTTTAAATTGAACTGGTAATAAATTTAGATTAATACCAACATCTGTTCCGCTCGAATGTGGTTCTAATGCAAGTACTACTGGATTCATATCCCACCATGGTAATGTTTTCATGTGTTTGGGTTTTTCATATCTAAATACATGAATCATACCTGTTTTAAATGGTTTACCATGTTTTGATACAGTATGATCCTTAACGGACTTGACAGCCTTAGCAAACCATTTCTCAGCGCTTTTACGTGCTTTGACTTTTCCGCCAGCTTCTTTGCTTAAATCCTTAATATCTTTCTTTATCTTACCCATTATTTAAGAGACTTTTCTGTTAAGACTATAAACCTCCAACCTCTGTTGTCAGCATACGCCTTCGCATATTTATATTTATCTCTATTTTTTACATACTGCTCTGCCAAAAACTTATATGATTTCAGTGCCTTTTGACTGTTCTTAGTCGGTGGCTTTGGGATAGTGATTTGTGCTTCTGGTTTAATTTCAACCAAGAATTCTGTATCTCCATCAAGTCCGCTAGTTTTCATATAGAAATCTGGGTAGTATTTGTGTTCTCTTTTATCAAATGACCATATGTACCGTATTTCTACAGGTTCACTTGACCATTTAATTACGTCTTCTCTATTATCACATATAATCATAAACTTCCTTTCCCATGATGATCTATAGATTATCGGGAGTGGTCCTATATACTTGTCAGGATTCTTTGGTGTAAAGTATCCTTGTATAAAACCTGAATTATTAGATGGTTTAAGATTTTTTATTGACATTTAGATGTTGAACATTCCACCACCATCATCGCTTCCACCACCTGTTGTGATACGATCTATTGATAATGTGCCTTTGTATTTTTGTGGGTGAATTTTATTCCATCCTTTAGCATATCCTCTCTTTGCAATCTCTGTAAAGTATGCAAATGCATTTGGATATTTAGGGTTGAAATTTCTCCAGTATTTCAAAAGATCTAATATTGCAAACTGTAGACAATCATCCCGATCATCACTGTTAACATAGTTTAATTTGTTAATAGTTCTTTCGGCTAACAACACTAACATCTTCTCTGCAGTCGGTGTGAGTTTGTCGGCATCTTTTGAAAGGACCATTTGATTATATAAATCTTTATTATTTAGGTAATTTTTGCTTTTTTTAGCCATAGTGTAATGTATGTTTAATATTATACTAAAAAAAGCCCAATTGTTTCCAAATGGGCTTATTTAAATAGTTATATGGTTAGATTAAATAGAATCTTCAACAGAAATTTGAAGTTTGTTTTTCTCTATTCTCTGTGGTTCGTCGTTTACGAATACTGTTAATATGTCTGATTTACCCTTTCCGGTAAATTCAAGAGCATCAACTTTAACTTTAGATCCTTTAGGTAAATCTTCAGATTCTACTGTAGTTTCTGCAGTAACATATCCATCATCTCTAGTTAAGAAATCTTCGTTTTGTAAATCGTTTAATTCTTCTGTAATTCTTTCGATTTCAGAATTTAATAAATGATCTGCTGCTTTAATATCTGGTAAGTTTCTGTTAGCTTCAGATAATCTGCCTTTCTGATCTTTCAAAAATGCAATCATTTCATACATCAATTGAGTTTTCTGAGTTTTAAGAGCTCTGCGTTCTTTGTAAGATTCTAAGATGTCTTCAACCATTGGTGTAATATCTGCTCCAGTGTTTTCAGCAACATATTCAACTGCAGCATCTGCTAGTAATTTAGTAAATTTCTCAATCTTAGTAGACTCGTTGAATCTATAAACAAACATGTTGTCTTCTGTTCTCATTGCTAAAACCCTAACGTCTCCGTCAGTTGATTCATTAATGAAATCTAATACACTGTAGTTATTAAAGTTTTTACAAGCGAATTCAAATAAATTAATTGTTTCTTTATCTTCGTACTTAATGTAAGCTGACGCTAATAAAGATTCTGATAAAATCATAGAATCAGTATGTACTAACTCAATATTACCTGCATAGAATTTCTTTTCAGTAACATTATATGAGAAATTAACGATAATTGAATTTTTAAGTAAATCAGTTCTTGTTGATTCTAAAAGTTCTAATTCTTTTTTAACTTCAGTAACTGCTACTTTTTTACCAGATTTCTTATATGATTTAATGTTTTCATTTAAGAAATCAATTTTTTCATTTAAGCCAACTAATGTATCGAAATTAGTTAATGCTGATTCGTCAATATTGGAAATAGTTTTCTTGTTATTATAATCGTAGTAGAATGAAATACCCTCGTTAGTTATACTAAACGTATTGTTTGCTTTAACTAATGATTTGAAATCTTCAGAAACGTTTGCAACTTTTTCTATATGACTTCCTGTCATTTTGAAATTTTGTCCGCCCGCGTGAAATACAAAACCTTGTTTTGACTCTATGACTGGTGAAATAATTCCTTTGTTTAATTTTGCCATTTGTGTTGTTTAATTTTTTATATATATCTTTTGTTTATTCGTTGAATGGTAGATCAGTAGATGAAACGTCTAATGGATCACCAAATGAAGGTTTCAACCTATCTGGCGTTCCTTCTGCAATATCAGATGTATTACCGAACTTAAATATTCTATTTGAATTCTTTCTTCTGCTTGAAGTTCTCAATAATTGAGAATTTGTAGTTAATTCTGTACCAAGTAATGATGTGTCGATTGTGCACTCAGTAATTGGAGCAGTTTGTGTTAAAATCCATGAAGTAGAATCTGCGTCCCATGTATATATTGCACAAGTAGAATCAGTGTATGTTAATGGATTTGGTAATTCACCTTCATATATTGAAGATGGATCTAAAGCTACTTTGTTAGGATCTCCATAATTTCCAGTAACACCACCAGTATATACAGTTCTTGTAAATTTAGTATAAATGTCGTCTTCAAAATCAAATGAAGGTATAAATGTACTGATCTCTAAACTAAATGTTATTTTGTGGTTTTCTTTATCATCAAATCCATATTCGATTGGCTTGTCCTGTGTGTAATCGTCTGGCATCATGTATTCCGATGAAATTCTATACATACCATCATCTATGTGACCTGCGTCTATGTGATAGAAATTAGCCTTGTACATATTTTTGATGATTGATTCAGTAACCTTAAACATATCTAATTGACTAGATAATAATATTTCAATATCTACACCAATTACACATGGAATCATTTCGAATTCTGCAACATACCCTTCCATTAAACCTTGATTATTCATCATAGTATAATTACCGAGATTTCTTTTATTGACTAGTTTTCCAGGATCTACTGAAAATGAAGTTAAGTTAACAATACCTCTTGGTACTTTATCATAATTCCCATCTGCAAATGTTCCATCAGGATCACAGCTTTCTCCATTCATATTGGAAAACAAAAAGTTATCTTTTATAAAATTCTCATCTCCAGCAACGGCATAGAAAAATGGTACATCTATAATAGCCCTTTCGTCATTAGAGACTTGTCTCCAAAAACTAAGCTTACTATTTAGATCAGCTAAAAGACCTACAATAACGTGTCTAATAACACTGTCGTCTTTGTTGTATTTTAAATTATATGTTGCCATTAACTATATATTCTATTTTTATTCAATTGTTTCTATAGTAAACTTAGAGAACCCGTTTTCACGATAAATCTCAATTTTCTTATCAAATATCTCATGTGGTAAAACTGAGTGGTTTATCACAAAGGTATTTATCTTATTTTCTTTTATGACTTGATTAAGAATTTTCAATATGTTATATACTCCATCATTGTCTACAGAACTTAATAATTCATCTAAGAACAATAAGTTTAATTGAGGGAATCTTAATTTAAGTATCTTGATGATTGCAATGATAATAATAAAATCTGCTTTCTTTCTCTCACCAGTAGAAAGTGTCATTGGATTAATATCTTCACCTAAGTGATTAATAATACAATTGAATTTCTCATCAAATCTAATATGGAACGGTAAGTGCATTGTTTGACTCATCGCTGCAATATTTGAATTTAATCCTGGTAAAATAGTTTTGACTGCAAGATTTTTAACACCATCTTCACCTAAAACCCTTTCAACAATTTCCATAAATGCATATTCTGCATTCAATGTATCTTTATTACCAGATTTAGTAGATTCTTTTTGTTCAAAGTCTGTAATCAAAGTCTTAAGGTGTTCAAACTGAGAATCATCTGGTGTATCTTTTATTTTAAGCAATTCAGATTTAAAAGATTTCATATTGTATCTAATATCTGATGCTCTTTGTTCTAATACATTTTTATTGATTCTTAATTGATCAATATTTGATTTGACACTTGTTAATGATTCTTTAAGTTCTTTGATACGATTGGTATCAGTTTCAATTTTAGTACAAAAATGTTCCTTTTGATCCATGTGCCATTGACTATCTAATTCAGTTTCACATGTAGGGCATTTTCCACTCTCATATAAATCTAACTTTTTCTTAAGATATTCAATTTCATGTTTTAATGTAGATGCATCAGATCTTACCGTTTCATAAACAGTTGTATCATATTTGATCTCTTTGTCAATTCCAGTCTTTTCTAGATCTAATGCCTTAACGCTTTCATTAAGTTGAATTAAATTTGTTTTTAATTCATCTATTTTAGAATTGTTCTTTTCTTGTGATTCTTCTAGTAATGTATTAAGTTTACCTTTTACAGATCCTATAGAATCTATAATTTGGTTTAACTCTGATTCGTATGAATCTATATCTGTTTTGATATTCTTTCTCTCCATTTTAATAGAGGTTTGCATATCATTAAGAATAGAGAAACCAAACATCTTATCAATAATTTGTTTTTTATCTTGATTAGACATTGTCAAAAATGACTTAAAATCATTAACTGATAAAATTATAATGTTTTTAAATACATGATATGGTATACCGTATATCTCGTCTTCTAAATAGTCCTGTACTGATTTCTTACCAGCCTTATCAAATTCTACACCATTTAATTTAACACTAAATTTAGTAGGCATTAAACCTCTTTCTATTATAACATTTATAGAACCGCATTTTAATGCGATCTTAACGTGTAATTCTTTGTTAATCCTATTAGGAAGATCTGCAAGTTTAACGCCTTCGACTCTTCCATATAACGCGTATATAATAGCATTAGCAATAGTAGTTTTACCATCGCCATTCTTTCCAAGTGTCAAAAACAATTCAGAAGCATCTTCTTCAAACTCTATTCTTTGTAATTGATTACCGTAAGATGCAAAGTTTTTAAATTCTATAAAATCTATTCTCATATTTCTATACCGTTATTATGAGCACATTGATTATATAGTGCCATTAGTTTTTCTTTTAGTCTGCTTTTAGTTTCTTCATCATCACCTAAACTTTCAACATATACATTACATAAATTCATTATACTGTAATTCTTATACATTTCTTCTACATCATCCATATCATGAAAATCCTTATCGATATAATTATCTTCTTGATAAATATTCGGTTCAAGTTTTCTACTAATATTTTGTATCTTATTAATAAGTTGACTTAATGCATTTGTTGTTGCGATCTTTGATGGGACGAATAAATCTACAAAATTGTTTTTGATCTGATGTTTAAACGTTCCAAGTGGCATATCATATAGCTGCATGATGTTATATTTCATGAACTTAGGTGATATATCATTTACATAAAATGTCTCTGACATGTCTTCTAAATCTACTAGGTCAAATCCTTTAGCATTATTTGCATCAGATCTTGTCAATTGATATGGAGTACCAACCATTAATAACTTACCTTTTTCTTGTCTAAAATGAATATGCCCAGAATAAACTCTTAAATATCTGTCATATATGTTTGAGTCTGTTCCGTGTTGATTTTTAACTTTAGCGTTTAAATAAATACCTTTAACTTCCGAATGACAAAATACTATTTCTGCTGTTGGGTATTCTACAAGTGTTTCTGTTTCGTGATCAGCATCTCTTCTCCATGGCATCATTAATACCTTCCTACCATGCCATTCCATCATTTTAGGTTCTTTATAGATCTGTACGTTTGGTATCCATTTAAGTGAATCTATTGAAGTTACTTCGTTTGAGTTCTTAGCCCAAATATCGTGATTACCACAAATGACATGAACTGGTAGAATTTTACCAAGTTCTTCAAATAAAGTTACCGCGTAGTTTAATACCCTTATATTAATAGATTGTCTATTATCAAAGGTATCACCGACTTGTACTAGTACATCGCCTGGTTTTACGTTAGCTCTAAGATTCGGTAGAAACACATCTTCAAAAAATTGCTTTTGAATTTCTAGCCATTCCATAGAATTAGCTCTTACACCAAAATGCAAATCTCCGAGTATCCAAACTCTTCCTGCGCCTTTCTTTAAAACATGTGCTTCTATCATTCTAAAAAAGTTTCATTATATTCTTTCTCTTTAATATACCTGTTTTCAAATCTAATTCTTGTATTAAATCTTCTTTATATACATTGGAGAGTGAACTGTAAAATTTAGTTGGATTAATATCGAAATAGACGCATAGCTCGCTGAATAAATCAATACGACTGTTTTTTATGGACATTTCATCGATAACATATCCATAAATGTCGTTTATGTCTGCCTTCTTTAAAGAGGTACATTTACCTAATTCATCTACTTTGTTAAATACCTTAAATCTCGATGATTCAATTAATTCATGAATTCTTCTTGCGATTAAATCATAGTGAATTTTATCTTCTTCGTCCTTATTGTCTTTGACATTAGGATCTAGTTCGAATTTTATAGTTGTAAACTCTGTGTCTGGTGATTCGAAATTGTTGTTAAATATTTTATCGTGTGCCATAATTATATACTGTGTAAGTTTGAATTTGTAGTTTCCTCTGTCTCGATCAACCTCATGTAATTCCAATTAATATTTAATTTACACTTGGTTCCTTTTCCTTCTCCATCTCTAATTTTTAATACCTTTAACCAGTATTCTGAGTTAGCTCTCATCATATCATCTTGTATAATACCAAGCATAACATCGGCTGTATGTGAAAGACCCGCAGATTCTGCAATGTCTGTCATTCCAATATCACTTGAATTATAACCATTTCTAGTAATCTGTGTTGCTGTAACTATTAACCAATTATTACGAATACCCATTGCTCTAAGATCTTCTGCAATTTGCTTGATCTTCATATAAGTATTCTCAGTATTTTGGTTTCTGTAGTTTGCAAGAATGTTGATGTAATCAATTACGACTGCACCTACTTTAATTTGTCTTTCTTCTTCTATTTGATTAACATATGCTTCAATATCTAATACAGTTGCTTGTGATGTTGGAAACTGTTTTACAAATAAAGATCCAGGCGGTGTTAAACCATCGCCTACAGTTTCTAATCTTCTTTTAATATGATCTTTGTTTTTAGCCTTATCACCATATTCGTTAATCTCAATAGTTAAAAGATTAGCACCAATACGTTTTACGAATTTATGTGCTGCCATCTCTGCAGTAACTACTACTGTATTTGTTCCCATCTTAACGAAGTTCGCTGCATCGTTTGCTAAGTATATTGACTTACCAATGTTTTGTTCACCTGCATACACAATTAAGTTACCACCTTTGTCATAACCACCGCCTAACATTCTATCTAAGAAATTGTAACCAGTACTAACCTTTTCTGAATCCTTTTGATCATGTGAATCTACATCAAAGAAATCTAAACCTAAATCTGAATTAAATGATAAGTTATTTCTATCATTAATAAGACCCTTAACTTTAGTAACAATACTATCTACATTTTCAGGAGTTACCTGAGTTGTTTTAATGAATTCAATAGTATCGATTAATGAAGTATCAAATGTTCTCCATTTAATCCATGCTTCAGCTGTAGACGTTAACCATTCTTCGTCATATTGATCTAAGTCAACTTCAAATATAAGATTTAATATCTCTTCTGATATTTTAGCTTTAGCCTTTTCATTTCTTTGAATAAGCAAAAGAAGTTGTTCTCTTTTTGGAGTTTCGTTAAACTTCTCAAAGAACTTATTAGACAATTGACTTAATATATCAATTTCCTGTGATGTGTAAAATCCGCTTTTAATACTCTTTAAGTACTTTGTCTTAATTAAAGAGAATCTAAAGAATATTTTTTCAAAGTCTTGTCCGAATTGCATAGTTATTAAATGTTGAAGTTATTGTTTTTTATATGTGCGAAACATATTTTGTTTTTATACCCTGTAGTTTTGAGTTATTCAAAAGGGTTTGTTTTTATTTTCCAAGATAACTTATCTTGCTCAGTGTTGAGTACATCTACTAAATCTAATTTTACTAATTCTGTAATAGATTCTAATAAATGAGATTCCTCTGTTTCCGGAAATCTATATGTTTTCAGTGCATGTAATGTAAAGTTACCTTTATGCCTGTCTGGCATCCTAACACATAGTTTTATTTCTGATAATAATAAATCGAAGGCAGTCGGGTAACCTGGTAAGTCACTCTCGATGCCTAAGACATATTTTATAGGTAACTTATCTTCATTAATCTTCATCTTCTAATATAGATTCAAGATCAATTTCTCTACCTTCGGTATTATAATTGAATACAGGTTTAATTCTTAATTCAATTTTATCTAATATCTCTTTGGTAAATACTTTTTCAGAGAAGAATTCTCTAGTTGGAACAGTTTCATCTAAATGTTTACAAATCCAATTTCTTGCTGTAGATTTTGGAGTTTTAACACCTTTTTCAATAGTACCTTTTGCAATACCTATTTCTTCCCAATCAATATACTGTTCTAATCCAACATATGCATTCATTCCTTCTGTAAAGTGTAAATGAAATTTAATGTTATGTGGTTTAGCAAATCTATTCTTATTAGGTTTAGCTGTTACAATAATCCCTGCTTTTTCACCACTAGATTCTTTTAGTTGTGCTTTACCTAAATATAATACGATTGACGCAGCATATTCAGGTCCTGTACCACCTCCGGCTACTTGCCTTGAGATAAAGTCTTGTGTTTGATATGTATGATTAGTAAAAATGAAAGGTATCTTAAGATCTGCGAGAGGCGTCATTATGATCCTGAATATAGATTTTAAAACCTTAGATCTTGTCATATCTGCCTTTTCACTACCAGATCTAGCATCATCAATTTCTTTTTGTGTAGCTAAGTTACCTGCAGAATCAAGAATCATCATGATCTTTGGCGTTGTACCACCATTTCTCTTAACTTCTTGCATCTTACTTGTTAATGTAGTAACTGAAGTTCTGAATTCTTGTACAGTATTAATTGGTTGATAATTTACTTTAGAAACATCAATACCAAACTTAACCATTTGATCTTTATCAACTGCTGCTTCTGAATCATAATAGATTACAAAATATCCCATTTCTATTGCTCTTTTTACAGAGTTTAAAACTAAGAATGTTTTTCCTGTACCTGATGGTCCTGCAATTGAACATGTTCTACTATTAGGCCAACCGCCGAAAAGTGAACCACTCACGCATGCATTTAAATGATAATTACCAGTGTCGATCCACTCTGTAACTTCACTAAATGTGGAATTTTCCATTATTGAACCCAATGGATTCAAATCAGCCAATTCTTTGTTTAAGTCTTTGAAGCTAAAATCTTTTTTTGCCATTTTTATATTGTTATTTTTATATTATATGATGAAACATTGAATTGTTTCTTATTGTTCAGGAAACGCCTCACGCTCTCGAAGCCTAAGTTCATTCAATTCTGCTACGGTTGTATCAGCCTCTTCCTTTAGAGCAATTATTCTTTCTTGAATACTTGACAATCTATTTAAAATAAGAGTGTACTCGTCAACATATTCCTGTTGTTCGGTTGTTAAATTTACTTCCATAATTGTTTCTTTTCAAACATATCTATTTGTCCACTTAGTTGCTCATCAGCAATTTCTTGACTTTGAGCTTTTTTCATTTTCCATACAAGTTCTCTGACCTTTTGGCCAAATGTCATGTTGTTTGGATTTTCCTTTTCTAGTAAATATATTAGTTCTTTTAATTCCATAATGTTAAAATAATGCCGAAGCGTAAATTAGGTTAGTGTCTAGCGTTTGTAATCCTATTGCCGTAAGCACTCTATTCAATGGATCAATCATTGCTTTCTCAAATTGAGTATCGTAGTCCACTTTTGGTGCAATTTCATAAGGATGTTCGTTTGGTAGAAATGCATAAACCTCACTGATTGTACCAATACAATTGTAGATCTTAAGCTTTTCACCATTTCCAATCAGCTTATACTTATTTTTATACTTCTTATTATTATTTAAAATATAATTATAGTATCCTGCTGCTTTTACATTTGCTGGACATTTTAGCCCAATCTGTAATTCTTCTTGATCATCTAAGATATACTTATCAATGTTGTTAGTTCTCTTATTAAATGAAATATTATCTATGTCAGTTAATTTGAATTCTTTCTTACATTTTTTCATATACTCTACAAGCAATTGTAACTCTGTTGCAGTTGGTTGTATTTCTGATCTAAACAATATCTTAAGGCATTCTACTAAACGTTCTCTAGCAAACTTAGGTGTTGATGATTGTATTGTATCAAAACCAATTGTTTTTACTTTCTTAAGAGATGGATGTCTATCTGTTACTGCTAGTTTATCGTCCCATGCAATGTTTTGAATGTATTTTTTCTTTGACATCCAAATTCCATTATATGCAAGAGATTCTAATTCAAACATTAAGAAGTTATCTGTGTTTCTAACATCTGCATATTTCTCCATGCACTTTGTGATGTAGTCTCTTAATCTAAATGCATAGAACGCAAGAATAAACACATCAATTTCCATCTTCTTAGATTCATCTTCCCAAATAATAGATTCGTATAAATCTTGAAACTGTACATAACATGAATCAGTATCAATATAAATTACTGAGGGTTTTTCAATCTTACCCTTGACTTTAATATTGAAGTGATTATGGACTGCAGTGTCCTTGTGCCAAAAATCATTAACATATTTGTTAAGTATTGTTTCAGAATAAAGAATTGCATTTTTACCTTGTTTAGTTATAGATTCTGCTATGTCGATGTTGAAAAAGTGAAACCATTTGTTACCGAATGCACCATAAATAGAGTTAAGACTTAGTTTTACAGCCTGTTCATAAGCAGTGAATTTAGCAGAAAGCTGCTTGTAGTGGTCTACAAGCAACTTCGCCTCATCATCTGTTAGTTGATCAATTGATTTATTTTCTAACTCTTCTATATTCATTTATTATGCAGTTTGGCATGTAGAGATTGTCAAAAGAGTTTCTGAATCGTTTGATTCGAAAACTACCTTAGAATCTGAAACATATACAGTTTGTTCTTCTTTGTCTAATAGATTTAAATACTTCTTGTAAACTGTAACTGCACCATTACCACTTGTATCGGGCGTAAGTACTACATTAAATGATTTCCCGCTTACATTAATTCCTGCAACATCAGATTTGATACCGAATGTTTCGTCTTTGTCTAAACCAAATAGGTTTTTAACTTTTCCGATTGAATGTGTATCTAATTTAAAATCAAAATTAGAATCTTGTCTTGCAAAAATAGTATCACGTTGTTCTTTTGAAAGATCTTTAAATCCTAAAGAAGGTTCTGAACATGATAATGTAATTTCTAATTCGTCATTAAAGATACGTAATGTTGATGCTACGAATTCTTCATCGTTTTCAATGAATTCGAATTCACCTTTGATAGCATCGTGTTCGAAGTGTTTAATAGCTTCAATAACTTTGTTACCCTCAAAGAATGCAATCTTCATTTCTTTGTCTGTATCTGGCCATTCACTTACTTGGAAGATTTTATCTGCAGCAATAGAGTGGTGCTTTACAGCATCTCTTTGTGGAAGATAAACAGTTGAATGGATTTGACCCTCTTTTATTTTCATATAAATGAATGAGTCGATTAGTTTAACGCGATTGATAAACTCTGTTAGTGCATGTTGGTCAATGCGATCAATTTGTAATTTCATAATTGTTATTTATTTAGATAATGATATTTGAATATTATACCTATAACTATGAAATAGTTTCATAAAAAAAGGACATACTGTTATGGTATGTCCTTTGGTTAATTTTACTTTAAATTTTAATATTATCTAAGACCTAATTCATCTCGTAAATCTTTCCAGTAAAAATCAGCAATGATTTCTTTAACTGTCATTTCATTATTTTCACCCCAATCAGATATGTAATCAAACATTACTTCTTGGCTAAAATCGTCTTCGTCTAATTTACCATCCATGAATTCATCTTCATATGAATCATAAATGTCATCTGCAACCTCATCAGTAAACACTCTAAGTTTTTTAATGTCTGATGATGAATATTTCTCGTTTAATGTTGAAGCAAATGCTTCAAATAATTTTACATGTTTCATAATTATTTTGTTTTGTTTTGTATTATTTTGTATTATTGCCAGTCTCCGCCGTCAATTGAACCACCATCTATTAAAGATGTGAAATCATCAACTGATGTTACTTCACTTGACCATTCTTGACCACCGTAGTTATCTTCGTCTGACCAAACTGCAGTACCATCCCAATTGAATGTGTATTCGTTGCCATCATCAAATGGATTTTCACCAACAATTGATATAATATCACCATCGAATGATGCATCATATTGATTTTCTAAGTTTTTAAATTCTTTCTTAAGGTTTACTTTAGCTTCGTTGATATTTGCAACAAACGCTTCGAATAATTTTACGTGTTTCATAATTGTTTTGTTTTGTTTAACATGTTCTGATATTTCATCTGCTTCATAAATAAAAACTGATGCCTTTGATGGTGCAACCTCTATTGCAGATCCTACGTAAATTTGAACATACTTGTGTTTTGCTAAATCGACAACTGCGCCCCATTCAGAATATTCAGCTGCATCTTCTTTTCTTTCTTCAAATGAATCTTCAGGAGCATCTCCGTATTCTATAGATCCTTCTGATTTATGACCATATGCTGTACCATCTGTTAATTTAAAATCGTTCATTTCAAATTCAACTTCATCATCATCAAAATCAGGATCTTCTTTTTGTGCTTTTTCTAGTTCTGCTAATTTCTTTTTAGCTGCACCTTGATTTAAATACAAGTGTATTACTCCATAATCTGGTGTATTTTCTGTTACTGCGAATGCTTTTGCCATAATATTATATTTTAATTTATTTAGTCCCAGTTTTCTTCTTCTTCTGGCGCATGATCATTAACGAAATCTATGAAGTCTTCTGCTGTTTTAATTTTGTCGCCATCATCAGACCTTGCAATCCTTTGGTCTTCACCATTTGCTGTTTCTTCTTCAGGATACCATGTGAATACCACTGCGTAGTCTTTGTTTTCTTCAAAATCCCATACTGTTATTTGGTTTCCGTCTAGCGTTACATTATGGAAGTAATCTTTGATCTCTTTGAATTCTTTCTTATAAGATTTTGCTTCGTTTACTGTTGAAGCAAATGCTTCAAATAATTTTACGTGTTTCATAATTGTTTTGTTTTGTTTGTTGTATTATTAGGTTATATATCTATTTTTCTTTAAACAAAACGAAGCCGGGAAGTAGCGAACCCCCGGCTTCTATCCGAAAACTAGTTTCGGTCCTAAGAGTGGTATTCAAACCACACCTTTATTTTAACCCTCGCAACTTGAACATTCAAGAATATCTCTTGCAAATGATTGCGCTGAACTTTGACTAAATTGATAGTAAAGCGTCTTAACGCCTTCTTCATGTGCATATAAATACAATTGATTAATATCCTTTGCTGGTACGCTTGGATGTATCATAATGTTTAACGATTGTGATTGATCAATGAACTTTTGTCTCTGTGCCGCTTGTAATACGATTTCTTTTGGAGATAACTCAACAAATGATTTGAAAACTTCTTTAGTTGGAAAGTCTAAGTGTTGGACAGATCCATCTCTTTTTAAAATATCTTCCCAAACTTGTGGAGTATTTAAATCATATTTGATTAATTCTTCAATAAGGAATGGGTTCTTATAGATAGTCTTTGACTTTGCCAAATCTTTAATAAAATAATTAGATTTGATTGGTTCAATACCCATAGAAACTTGTCCTAATATAAAAGAACTTGATTTAGTTGGTGCAACTGCAAGCAATGTTGTGTTTGCAAATCCAGGTCTAATTGATCTGTAACCTCTTTCGTCATGTAACCATTTAGATGCTTTTTCACTTCTTTCTTTTAAAGTACTAAATATATCATGATTTAATCCCTTTGCTTGAATAGAATCAAATGTAATTAATTTAGATTGAAATAACGAGTGGTATCCAAGTACGCCTAATCCCAATGCTCTGTGTTGTTCAGCAAAACGATGTGCTCTTGCCATACCTGGCATATTTGTAGATTTCTTAACGAATTCATCCATTACTGCATTTAAGAATAATGTGTATGTTTCGATTGCATCAGTATCTTTAATTTCATCCCAGTGTAAAAGGTTAATAGAACCTAAGCAACATACGAATGAATTAAAAGAATCTGTTGGTAACTGAATCTCACTACATAAATTAGATGCTGTGATTTCTAAACCTAATTCTTTATATGGTGAATTGTTGTTTGAATTATCTTTAAACATAATATAAGGAAAGCCAAATTCATTTCTCTTTTGAATAATCTTTGCCCATATTTTACGCTTATCAGAATCTCCAGCTTTCATTTCTGCAATCCATTCATCACCAACAGTAACTCCGAATTGTAAGTTTTGAATAGGATTACCTTCACTACCAATATCTAAGAATTCTAAAATATCATTGTGTTCTACTGGTAACCAAGCTGCACATGCTCCACGTCTTGCTTCTGATTGTTTACATACATCAACTGTTGTATCATACATTCTAGCATAGTGTACTGGTCCATCTGCTGTACCTCCTGTTGAAATATTAGTTCCTCTTGATCTAATATTTCCTAAATATACAGAAGTTCCTCCTCCGTATTTTGACATCATTCCTATTTCTCTACTTCCATTTAAGATGCTATCTAATGTATCATCAACGTTTGATCCATAGCAACTAACAGGAAGTCCTTTATCTTTTCCAAAGTTGATCCAAACTGGAGTTGATAAACTATAGAATCCGCGTTCCATATAATCTTCGAACTTTCTCGCAAATCCATCAATTTTTAAATATCTCTCTGCTGTATTTGCGACATCTTTAATTCTTTGCTCTGGGGTTTCGTCAATATAACCCCTTGAAAGAAATTGCCTACTGTCTTCGTTAAGCCAGTAATTCTTTTCGTATTCCATGTGTTTTAGTTTTTTAATAATTTTAAAATAAATCGTCTTCAGTTATTGACTTAGACTTCTTGTTGTAATCTACGCTTTTCTTATAAAAGAAATCGCCTTCTTTAGTTGATAGTATCTCTACGTCAAACCATAATGATTTTTCTAATTCAATAAGATCAATATCAAATATTGATTTCATTCCAATTCTATTTAATGAATTGTTAAATCTGTTTTTAATAAAGTTTTTAATATTTTCTTTAGATAAGAAATCAAGTTCACCTTTTTCAAATATCCAATCTAATATTTTGCATTCTGCTACATATGCTTTTTTACATGCTGAATCTATTAGTTGTTCGAATTCTTCATCGAACCATTCAGGATTCTCTTCTTTAATAATATTGATCAATTCAGATCCAAAGTTTCCATGAATTTCTTCTTCTTTACTTGTAGCTTCGACAACATTAGAAATACCTTTAAAAAGATTCTTCTCTTTATTGAAAGACATCATAATAAAGAATTGACTAAACAAACTTACATGTTCAATGAATAAAGAAAATAATAACACTGATTTTGTGTACATTTTATTGTCTCTGCTTCTTGTTCCATCTAAATATTTAGTCAAGTATGCAATTCTGTCTTTAATTGCAGGAATCTCTACAACATGTTCGAACTCTTTTTCAAGTCCTAAGATTAATAGTAACTGTGCATATGCATCTTTATGTCTTACTTCAGATTCTGCAAATGTCATTCCAACATCTCCGATTTCTGTAATTGGCATTCTTTTATAAAGATCTGCCCAGAAAGTTTTAACATTTACCTCTATTTGCGCAATCGCAAGCATTGATCTTTTAATAACTTCTCGTTCTTTGGTTGAAATCTTAGTTTTAAAGTCATCGATATCTGTTGTAAAATTAAATTCTGTATGTATCCAATAAGAATGTCTGATAGCATCTTTATATGCCAAAAGCTGTGGATATTGATATGGTAAAATGTTTACTCTTTTTTGAAAAATATCGCTCATATAAGTGTTAAGTGTTTTGATGTTAATTATATATCAACTAAATATACAATGTAAGTATTATTTAATTCTATTTAATTTTTTTAATTTCTTTTCTAGCTTAGCAGCCTTCTCGTAATACGCATAAGAGGTCTTTTTATAGTCCTTTCTTTGCTCATATAAATCTGCTAATATTTTTTTAAGAATAGAATCTTCTTTTTTGAATACCACTCCGTTTTCACAGACAATTACCTTTTTGTCTTTTCGTCTTGTTGGAATTTCTGCTTCAGGTACTTGCTCAACATATGATTCGGGGGAAATATTAAATTGTCTCATTATTGAAGGATATAGCGATGCAAAATCAAATGCACTTACTCCACTATAATATCCAACAATTGGTTGCTTAACGAAAGCTCCTTCGAATTTACCTTCTTTAAGAGCATCGGCTTTACCATATTCTACACCAATCTTTTTATTCTGTTCTGCAAGTTTTCTTGCAAGTAGTGATTCTGTAATCGCAACAGGTGATGATGCTTTATATAATGGCATCTTAGTAATGGTTGCTAGAGTTAAAAGAACTTCCATCGATTTTAACTGTTGATCTATATAGTATACTAAACATGAATCGACTACGTTGTAATAAATGTACTTAGTAAAATCATTTTCATATAGTTCTTGAAGTCCTCCAGAATATTTAATTTTCTTAACATCTAAAACTGCTCCTGAAACAAAGTCTAATGAATTAGATTCTTTAACAGCAACCGATCTATCATATTTGTCATATAATTGCATGTAATCTAAAATACCCATATGTAATGGACGACTATCCTTTCTATCTAACGCACCAGTGATTGCCACTTGCTCCATATCGATCTGTAATCGTTTACATCTATTGACTATATACTGCCAATCATAGTTGATGAAATTCCACCCTGTCATCATTGGGAACTTAGGTAAAAACTTATGCAAAAACGTATATAACATATTATACTCATTATCAAATTTATGATATGAGAATTCCCAATCTTGGTCGTAGTCTTTGAAATGTTTGTTGGTATCTGCCTGTATTTTCTTCATATCTTCCTGAGACATGTCTTCTAATCCTAATACAATTGCTTTACGTTCTGGTGTAATTATTGAAAACGATAGAATTCTAGTTTTAGCTTCTTCTGCTTTTGGGAAACCATCAACTATTTCTGTTTCAATATCTACAAAGTACGTTCGTGGCATATTAAATTCGTAGATCTCTTCCCTGTCTTTTTCTGGTAGAGAATCCATGAAATATAATAAACTAAACTTGTTGAATGATTTAGCGTAACCTCTTTTTAGAGCTCTACCATCCCAATTTCTATATGTTGCATCTTTGTGTTTATCAGTATCTTTAGTTACTACCCAATTTTGGAATTGATTAACGCCATATCTTTTAAATGATACTTTGCCCTCTTTGTCGTAGTAAGAAATAATTAGTTCCCTGTCGGTTTGCTCAATATCTAATAGCATTTAGTAGTTGTTTTTTTGGCGATTTACATTTTCTTCTGCTTTAGCGAAATAATAGTTGTATGCTGTTTTTGCATCCAAGCCAATAGAAGCTGCATAGTTAATAAAGAAATGGAGAATATCTACCCATTCCATAAATAATTCTTTCTTATCACCTTCGGAAAGATCTGATACTTTCATCGTATCATATTTTGTAAAGTCTTTTTTCCAGTATTTCCAGACTGCATTTCCAGAACCATCTTTAATACCTCCAAGTGCATCTGTCATTTCATGTATCTCATCAACTACTGCGTGAGTGTTAACATGCCAGAAATTCATTACCTCTCGTAACGTCATATCTTCAAAGTTAAAACCATAAGTCTGCTCTTGCATCTTTTTTTGGTTTTCCATGATGTCTGCTAAATGTGTTGTTGATTTGGTGTAAAAGTCTTTTACTTCAAGATCTTTGCATTCATTGTCTATATTTGCCATTTTGTATTTTTTGTTATATTAATAATATGTGTATTTGATTAATAGTTTCAACTATTATCTGTCCATTTCTAGAATTTGTCCCCATTCTCTTTGAGAGTCTGTTATAATTTTTGTTTGATCAGATTCTGGTCTAGGATCTCCACCTACATTCCAGAACCATGCTCCTGGTTTTCCATGTTTCTTCATAAATTCCCATGCTTTTGCATCGTAGTTATATGCACTTGGAAATGGTGGCATTTGATCAAGACTTACGTTTTGATTAAATGGTTTAGGATGAGACCACATTTCAGCTCTACCTCTTTCACCTGTTTTGATATTACGAGCAACTGCAACTGCATGAAAATCTGCATCAGGCCATGCAATCTGTAATGATCTTTGTAATACTCCTGTAGAAATTGCTGACCAAACTTCTTCTGGATATCCGTGTTTTTCTGCAAGATCATATGCAACTTTCACTGCGGCTGCTGTAACTAATTCGTGCTTAAGTCCTAGTGGAATAAACGTTGCGTTGTTATCTTCTGCCCATCTTTTAGCATGTGCGTTAAGGTTTGGCATAGCAGCAACTCTTTTAAATTTCATTTCTGCTCCACGTTCAATACATATCGCTTGATGATCTGAAATTTCTTTTTGTGATGGACTAAATAATACTAATTTTTTATTGTATTTTTCTGCAAGATATGCAAGTGATATACCTGCAAATCCACACCTTGGCTGTACATATACTAATGTATCTGTTGGTGCTGATTGAACTAAGATATCACCAAACCTGCATTTAGAACCAAATCCCATTAAATCTTCTCTTACGACTTTAAATCCATCATGTTCTGTGATAACTGGTTCTGAAAATGGATCTTTCCAATCTCCTGCTAAATCTAACCAAGCTTGACGATTTGGCATCATCAGATTAATATCTTGATTCATTAGACTTTTTGTGTGTTTGTTATGTGCCATATTTTAAAAGTTTGTTTTGTTGCTACCTAAATAACCAGGTGCGGTCATTTCCTTATTGTGATATTCCATAATTTTATCTCTTGCTTCCACTGCAGTATCTACGATTCTAAATAAGTCAAAATCCGATGGACTCATTTTATTACTTTCCAATACAGTATCTTTTAGCCAATCAATTAATCCTGACCAATAATCTTTTCCAACTAATACTATTGGGTATTTTACGTTGTGACCACATTGAGCTAATGTAATTGCTTCAAATAATTCATCTAGAGTTCCAAGTCCTCCTGGAAATACAACGAATCCTTGCGAATATTTTAAGAACATTACCTTTCTTGTAAAAAAGTATCTGCATTCCATTCCTAAATCAACATATTTGTTCATACCTGATTCAAATGGCAATTCAATGCCAATTCCTATAGAATTACCTGAAACTTCATGAGCTCCGTGATTTGCTGCAGCCATTATTCCTGGACCTCCGCCTGTAATTACTCCGAATCCTTCACATGATATAAGCTTAGCAAATTCTCTTGCTTCGTTATACCATTTACTACCTTGTTTTGTTCTTGCACTTCCGAATATCGATACACATGGTACATCTATTTCATTAAAAGTGTCAAATCCTTTTGTAAATTCTCCTTGAATTCTTAGAATTTGCCATGCATCATCTGCTTTATTTTTCATCTTGTTTGTATTTATTCGTTAGGGTAATTCTTACCCCAAATGTGACGTGTTGTTTCTGCGTTTACGATAACATCCTCTGTTGGATGTTTTGCTAAATTAAATGCTCCATCAAAGATCCAAGTATATGGAATTCTTTTAGTGGGAGATTTAATACCATGACTGATTGCGATGTGTTTGTAAAAAAAACATGTTTTATCCTCTACATTTAACATCGTTTGAGTAGTCATTGGATTACTTGGATGATCTGATAAAACTTGCATTTGTCTAATCCATTCTTCAGCATGTTTATTCTCTGCTATAAATTGACCATCTTCGTCAATTGAGTATTTTACTTTACCATTTAAGTTTGGTCCTCCAAAGATTTGCATCATACCATCAAAATGTCCAGTTCCACCAAAAAGCACTGATTCTGGATCAACTAGATCCGGTCTACTCATTGCAACATATCTTGCAGTGTTTTTACATGGATATAATGGACTTCTAAAGTTTTGATGTTCTTTAAAATAAGCTTCTAATATTTTAGCAAATTCCATCATAGTGTATGGTCTTTCTAAATTCTCTAAAATATGAGCCATATCTTTGGCTGCTTTTTTAGGTCCTTCTAATAACCAATCCTTAACTATTGTGCCCTTTGGATAATATATTTGAAATAGATCATTACGAGCATGTCTGTTTTCAACAAAGTGTTTTCTTGTTTTTACTTCACCGTCATTGATCAATCTATTAATAGTTCCCCAATGTTCATTACTAAAAGAAAATACTATTGTATAATATAATAGCTTTTCTAAATCTGTTTCATGTTTCATCATATAACAATATGGATGTTCATGCCAGTGTAATCTATGTGAGAATATTTGGTAATCTTCTAAAAGTAAGCTGTCTTGTCTCTTATCAAAAGCATGACAGAATTCAAAGAATTTATCAAATCTTTCTTCTTGAGTCCAATCCTTCATCCAACTTTCCATTGGTTTTCCCTTTTTCATTAGGATTTCAGAAGTGCCTTTATATGATATATTGTGTTTGTTCATTTTGTCATTTCCGTTAAATTCAAACAAACTATTTTTTAAAAAGTTTGCATTACTTGAACCATTTTTTGGATTAAATTCAATTATAAGTTTCGTATCCTTTTCCAATTCTTGTTCTTTATTCATATGTCGTTGGTAGTATACTATTTATTTTGCTTTTATATTCGGCGGCCGTTAGGTTAACAGATGCTATAACTTTGTCATCTGATGGAAATGATGTGATACCATTGAATGTGTCTACTAGACCTAATTCTAACATCGCTTTCTGTCTTCCATATGGATGATCTAATATAAATGAACTGTTCCAAATACCATCAAAGTCTATATGATTATATGCCGCGCCCGGTCTTAAATAGTTTTCAATCCATCTAATAAAATCACATGCTACATCTTCAGCATTATATGGTAAGCTTCCTGTATCTTCGTATATTCTTGTCATTACTGCATCCAAGAATTCTTCACTCTTTTTACCTTTCTTTTCAACAGGATCTGCAAGATATCCAATGCATTCTACTGCATTTGTACCATAATAAAACATTGATTCTCTGTTTACATATTCTGGATACCAATCTGCTAAATCTGCAAGAACTGCAGCATACTGGAATCTATAAGCTCTTAGGCCATTATCAGCATTCCACTTAAACATCCATTCTCCGATCTCTCTTAAATCTTTTTTACCGTCACTTCTTAAAAAGACAGCTAAGTCTCTTGAAAGTCTTGGTGCAAATTCACATAAGAAATAATCTCCGCCTCTTTTGTAAACATATTCAGGTTCTGTAAACGATTCCATACCTACAAAACTATCTTCATTACCTGAAGGCTTTGGTGGTTTAGGAAATGCTGGAAACTGATAACCAACTGAAGTATAAAATGGCGTAGGATGATATTTAATAACCTCGCACATTTCTTCAATTGTTTTACATTCATGTAATGCAAAGATAACTGTGTTGTGATAACCAGATGGTTTGGTAGCATAATTAATTGCACTACCACAAACTCGATGTAGAATAAACAGATATAACCATTCTTCTAATCCAAAGTCTTTGTGCTTTCCAGTCCAGTTTTTGGCAACTTCTTCTCTTTGAGGGAATATTTTGCCGGCTTTCATGTGTTCCCAATATGGATGATCTTCTGTCCAACCATAAAAACAATCGTTTATGATCTGACTAAAACCTGCATATTTTCTTTCCACTACATCATATAAGTGCACGTGTTCCATTAAAGGATCATTCATGCCGCTTTCTTCATGTGGTACAATACCTAAGTTACTAAGCTCTTGCTGTTTCTTAGCAAGTTCAAAGTATCTCAAAAACTCATCGTAATATTTAGTAGTTTTTATTTCCATCTTATTCTATGATTTTCCATTTGAATGGATTTCTATTTCTTTGATATTGTTCCATAACCCACTCTATATCCTTTGTTTTTATTTCAAACGAATAAGATTCTTTAGTGTCGTCATGTGGTGTGATGAGTATTTTGTATTTTTTCATATTTTAAAAAAGTGACATAGTTTGTTTAATTAATTTAGCATTAGGTTCATTACTGGTTAAATCCCATCTGTAATATTCCCTGGCGATATGAACTGATTTTGGCTTTTCCATTACGTCAAATGTTAATTCATTTTTAGAATTATAATAAACTTCTGGATGTTTATGTGATTGCCAATTATTTCTTTCACACATACTGTCTATACCATCATTGATTTCTTTGACCAATGCAGTTCTTTGTGCCCATGTTCCTGCAAATGGTGTATCTTTATAATACCCTGTTTTTGGTAAAGCTCTACTTTCATTTTCAATTGGTAATACATGAACAACTTCTATTTCTTTTATTCCACGTTCGTACATTTCACGTAGTTCATTTTCAAAGTCAATTAGTATTGTTTTAACTGAAGCTGACGGGTTACTTTGTCTCATTAAATGGTGTCGCACATCAATGTTGCCCATGTAAACCCTAAGAGATTTGACCCATGGGTATATGTATGCATCTAAACCTTTTTTGAGTGCGCCATGCATAGTCAAACCATCATGACGTTGTGTCATATAACCTGGTGTATACTGACTAAATGAATGGCTATCACCAAAGCACAGTTTATCAGTTTTTTCAATGCAATCAATTCTTGGAATATCTACAGCGCATATTTCCTTTATATGATCAACTTGAGAATATCCATCCGGTCGTACATCGCCTAATTGTTTAAACAAATCAGTTCCAGTATGTAATCGTTGATCAATCAACTTGCCAATACATGGCATGTCATGATGTAAAGAATAAATCAACGTACTGCTAAAAATTCTCATGATTTGATGATATAAATCATCATTAGCGCCTCCGAATATATTGAAGGTACCTTTGAATTCCATACCATGTTCTAATAGAATTGCATCAAAGTCATCCCAGTTTGTTGTAATATCTGTGATCACTTCTACGTTTTCATAGCCAGCATTCACACATTGATTTGCTAGGTGAAATGCCCAACCTGATTTATGCGAGCTAATTTTTGGACTTAATTTACCAACCAATGCTGCTATTCCAATTTTAGCAGACTTATCTGAAATATAGTCAGTAAGATATTTGAATTCTGTCATATGTAATTATTTAATAGGATCTTCAGTTTCACCATAACCATGTTTTTCAACATAATTATCAAGAGCACCTAAATATGCAACCGCATCTAATAGATTATCTTGTTTATAGTTATAAGAGTGTCGGCTTAATTTCAATGCAACAAGTGCAGCATACATATCAGATCCGTTAAGATCTTTACCAGTCATGCCATTGAAAACCATAGCAGCTCTACGCATACCTTCTTCAAATGGACCATATTGTCTGGCCTTTTCTTCTGATCGCTCGTTAACAATTTTATTAGCTTCAGCTAAAATATTTAATTTACTCATGTCTCGTGTTTATTATTATATGAAGGTTTGACATTTTGTTTAGAAATTCTAGGACAATTTGTCTATTATTCTAAACATAACAATATCACTTGTTTTATTATACTACTAATATAAACAAAAAAAGCCAAACAAAAAAATGTTTGGCTAATTATTTTCGTAAAACTTACGAACAGTTGATAATTTTGATTTAATACTCAAATGGAGGTGTTCCGTAATCTGCTCTTTTAACAGCGAACCACATTCTTCCTATAACGAAATACCAGAATCTATCTGTTTCAATTATATAGTGTTCTCCTTTAGGACTCGTAGACTTATAACCACCTCTTGTGAAGTTCTTAGTTACAGGTACTCCGTCTTCCCATGTTTTATCAGTTGATTGTGCTTTGAATGATTTACCACTAAATGTAGCTAAATGAATTTCTGGATTCATCTTATCAGATTCCATATCTTCTGCAAATTGATCTATGCCTCTTGGTTTTTGAGCATCTGCTTCATTAACTTTAGATTCATTAAATGATTTCATCCATTCTGCTAATACATTTCTTGCTTCGCTTTTACTAAGATCAAACTCTTTTTGTAAATATGGAGCTGCACCAAACATATTGGTTTTACCAGAATCTCTTAGTGTTAATAGAAAGTCATAATAAATTCTATCTTGATCTGAAGTTTTATCAACTCTAGATTCGTTTACTTTAGAATAAAGTCCTTTATCTCCGTTCCATTCCCAATCAGCTTCATCAAAACCTTTAAGTTTTTTAGCTTTTTGATAATCTTCAGATGACAAATGAGATTGTTTAAGATTTACTCCTTCTGATATGAAAGATTCTAATGTTTTTAAGTGTTTCATTCTTTTCTTTTTCTTTTTATATTCTTCTTCGGCATCGCCACTACCAGCTGGTACATCACCAGAACCTAATGTTCCGTTGCCCGGTAATTCTACTGGACCCATACCTGACATTGCTGCGGTTGAAACTGTTTCTGTTAATTTTTTGCTAATATCTGACATATTAAGCTTCTAAAAACTTTTTAGCTGCGTCTAATAACTCAGCATATGTGAACTTACTAGATAATGCATTTGATAAAACAGTTCCATCTTTTTTACCGGAAGCGTACATATCTGTACTATCAAATCCAATTCCTTCTGACCATGGTTTTTTAGGATCAAATCCTAGATCTGAAGAAAGAGATTGTGCCAATGAAGTGTTTCCTCTAAATTGATCGTCATATGATAATTTATCATCTCCGAATGTAGAAGGATCTACTGTTTTTCTACCTTCTGTTACTGTTTTCTTTGAGATAAATTCCTCGTATAATTTAGTGCGTTTCATAACTGTTTTATTTTTGGTATCTTTTAATGTCTTTAATACTATCCCAAACCTTCTTGGCACAATCTTTTATATTTCTTTTATGATATGCCATATCATAACCAGCGTTATATTCGTGCGCATCTAGATCAGTGTAATGTACATATGTTGAAAATCTATTCAATAGAAAGTCCATGTGTTGCAAAATACCTGATATTTTATATTTATGGCTACCAGTACCTATCAGAATATCACCTTTCGAATCTCTATGTCCGCGAGCATTTGCGTTTGCAATAATCTCACCTATTAATTCTGTCGCTTCTTTAACTTTCTTATCAAGTGGCATTGCAAGAGCTCGATCTGCTATGATATCTTGATATCTTGCATGTGTTTGTTTTCTAAAGTCTTTATCTGATATGAATGCAGTTGCTCCTTTCTGAGCAGCTTTTCTTTCATCTTTAAGGTTTACCGTAGAATATCTTGCAGTAAGAATATCTAAATCAAGACAATAGCATATATCTGCAGTTCTTGCTACTTTCATAACAGTATCTAGACCTGTATTTCCTTTGTCGATTCCTGCTGAATCTTTCCTTTTAGATTGTTGAAGTTCTTGATGTCCATCAACATCAGGTACAATAGTTGCATATTTAAGGTTAGAACCATGTCGTGTGTATTTATTATCTTTAGCCCAATCAATATTCATCCATTTATTATCTACATTAGTAATTGCCAATAAAGTATTTGCTGGAATAATACCACCGTTGTATATTGATATTTCTTCATCTTTATCATATGGATTTTGTATATGGTAATCGTTTTCTTTTTCATCTGTTACAAAGTACATGTATACTGCGTTTGCTCGTTTTTCTCTCCTAGCAACCATTGGATCCAATTCGATGATATCTTCATCTTTTATTTTATCTAATTTAAGTTTAGTCATTTTGTAAAATGCAGCTGGAAGACCTTCTGGTAATTTATTAGCACCTGTTAATATATTTGCTAATTTAGTAGAAGCAAATGCTTCGTTTAATGATGAATCTGATTCGTTTATGAATTGTTCAAATAATTTAATGTGTTTCATATCTGTTTTATTATTGTTTTATTATTGTTTTATTACCAAGCGTATGTCATGTCTTCAATTTTCTTGATATTATCAGCACATCTTTTTGCATATTCTTTTGCAGATTTACCATACCAATTAGAAGCTTTACCATATGCTTTGATTTCATCTTCTTCTTGTCTAACATAATCAGCATATCTAGAGTAGTCATCTAATATATTGTTCATGTGCTGAGAAGCATCTCTTAATTTAACTTCTTTACCTTTTGATGATTTACCAATCATCGGATCACCATATCTTGTTTTTTCACCAGACTTTAATCCAGATTTGATTTGTTCTGCTAATGAATCAATTGCATCTGCAACCATTTTGTCTAATGGTAATTTTGAAGCTTTAGTTGCTAAAATTTCTTGGTATCTTGTCATGTTATCAGATTTGAAATCTTTATCAGATTTGAATGCGATTGCACCTGATTTAGCAGAATTTCTTTCAGCTCTTATGTTCGCTGTTGAATATTTTTGTTGTAATAATGTTAAATTGATTACAATTGCTCTATCAGCAACTTCTGCAATTCTTTTAACATTATAAAGTCCCGTTGCATCCCAACCTTTATACTTCTTAGAAATACCTATGGAATCTGCTGGATTATTTCCTGTTCTAATCAATCCTCTTTTCCATGTGTTTTCATAAAAACTATTATCTCCCGATGCAAGTGCTAATAAATAACCTCCACCTGGTATAACTTTGCTACTTTCGTATGCGTCGCTTGGTGCATATGGATTTTCTTTTTGATTATCTGAAATATAAAATACGATTGCGTTATCAGACTTCTCTTTATATGCTGTCATTGGATCAGTCACTATAATATCTTCATCTTGTACTTTGTCTAACGCTAATTTAGTTTTACCATAAAATGCCTTAGTTAATGATTTGTCAGCTTTAGAGCCTTTACCTGTTAATATGCCCGCTAATATAGCTGAAGCAAATGATTCATTTAAAGATTCTGTGAATTCTTCGAATGATTCGAATAAAAATTTGTGTTTCATGTTTATATTGTTTTGTTTATTGTTTTGTTTTTAATATGATTTTAATCTGATTCTGAGCCAATTATTGCAATCTGAGGTATACCATTGTAAAAATCAATAACCGATTCCGATACATCAAGAATGTCCGATACTGCGCGGTGCATGTGGTTTATCTGCTTACCATATTCGCCATCTTCTCTTAAATATATTATAATTGAATTTGGTGAAACTGAGCCCTTTCCAACATCAGTTGTTTCTGGATAGTTACCTCTACCTGAATATCTAGTAGAAATTACTTCGGCTTTAAGCATATCTTTCCAATATTCTTGGAATCGACCAGTTCTTAATGTAACTCTAATGAAATCACGATGTTTCAATTCTAATGAAAGTTCTAGCTCCTCGCCTCCATTTGTCCATTCAGCACGAATCTGTTCCTTTAGGTTAGCATTAACACCTTTTAAAATTGCTGATTTTACCTTTTTTAAATCTGAAGGATTATTCATATAATCCATACTAGTTGGATTCTTATAATCTTCAACTTCTTCATTCCACAATGACTTTACTGTTTCTTTAATACCTGGAAATGGAAATTGTCTTTTTCCAATTTTTAACGACTTGATGTTAAAACGACTTCTTGTAGCCTCGTTTAAAGATTCTGTGAATTCTTTAAAGCTTTCAAATATAAAATTTGTTTTCATGTTATTGTTTTGTTTATTTTCTATTACTAATTTTGGATTCTTGTTTAAAAGCTCTTCCATATCTAATTCGGTTAATGCCATAAAACTGTCTTCACCGTATTTTTTGGCTAATTTGTCAGCTCTCTTTATGTTTATTACTCTTGCAATCTCATCATATGATAATGTTGCTATTCCGAATTCTCCGAATATTTCTTCTGCATTTGCATTTGCTATTTTAAAAGCACTTGCCTTTTCATTAATATCTGGTGTATTTATAACCGGAGTTAATTCGTTAAGTACTCTTTTACCTGTTTTAGAAAGTGTAATTCCATCTTCGCTTACATTTAAATAAGTAGAGTTTCTTCTCATCCATCTGCCAGAATCCGTAGTCATTTCTCTTAAAATCGTATTGAATTCTTCTTTGGTAATTTTACCATCTTTGATAGCTTCTAAAACTTTGTTTCTGATTTTAGCTGCTTTACCAACTTTAACTGCTGGGTGATTTTCAGTATACTTTCGTTTTACTGTGATGTGTCTTTCAGTTAATGACTCTTCTAATTTCTTAGCTGCTAATTTAGAATCTTTTTTAGAAACGTTATCTAAATAAGAACCTTCTCCCCAAAAAGAAATAACTGCCTTAGTATCTGCAGTAGAATGGAATCCAGAACCTGCTTTGTAAATTGCAATTTCTTGTAAACCTTTTTTGTTTTCTATAGCATCAGACATGAATGCTCTTGCATCTTTTTCTGATTTAAACTTTTTTGCAGCTCTTATCCCATCAGAATAATGTACTTCGAAATTTTCATTTATGTGATTGTCAAATGTATCCATTTTTAATTTGTTTGTTTTATTATATATTTTTGATAAATTCATCAAATGTCAAAGTGTCGTCTTCTGATTCTGTTACGACTCCCATGGACTCTTCTAATTTAGCTTTTAATTCTTTATACATGTTATGTATTGGTTTCGGTGTAAGCTTCTTAAACAACTTCTCATCGTCATCTAACATTGCGTTTCTAACCTGTGTTGCTGAAATGTTTTTACCTGTTCTTGGTATTTCATATAATCCGAAATCAGGTCTAACGCCAAGATCTTCTCTATAAGAATCTTTATTTACTTGGAATCCATAAGTTTTCATTCTATCACTTCCAGTTCCCCATAATACTGGTTCGTATTTAGGTCTCATTGCATTAAACATGTGATCAATTCCGCCTGTCGGTATTACAAATACTTCTTCTATAGGATATTTGCTTTTTAGATTCTTAATCATTTCGACTTGTGTTTCTTCGTCGAATGGTCTCTTAAATGCATCTTCTGCTTTTTTAGTCTTAGACTTAACTAAGAATATTACAACAGGAAATCCATTCTGTTTGTGAATTGTTTCTATAACTTTAATATGTCCTAATGTAAACGGTTGAAATCTACCAACAAACATGTTAACTGGTGTTTTACCTTGTTCTGGATAATTAACTGTCAATGCTTCTAATATTGGAGTTTCTGTATACTGCAGTTTTTGATTAACTAAATATGATTTAAAGTTCATAACATCATTTTCATTGGTTTTCGCCATAACTGACGTTTCAATAGCATCTACTATTGAATTGATCTGATTCATTAAATCTTTATTAATGATGTCAGTTTCTTTGTGTCTTGTTTTTCTAAAACTGCCTAAAGCAATTTTAAATAATTCTGATAAGATTTCATTCTGAACTAATGATAAAGTCTTTTCATTTTTTATGAATACTTTATTAAGTTCAAAACCTTTCCTTTCTGAAAAATCTGCAGAGTTGAAATTAGTGCCGACATATTTTGTTGCGTTCTTTTCAACATACGCATTAAATATATTAGAGATTATTTCAATGTATCTTGAATCAGCCTCTTCTTCTTCTAACTTAATAGCAGTAATGTCAAACGCAGTAATAAATTCTACCAAATCCAAAATTGAAAGTTGGTACATATCAGATGGTTTTCTTGCTTCTTGTGGCTTTCTATCAAATCTCTCCAATTTAAAGCTTTTCATGCCTTTACCATCAGAGAAATTAATTATTAAACCATCAATGTCATTATCTAATGAATGATTTAACGCTGGAGTATTAAGTCCATTGTTGAATATGTTGTATATTGTTCTTGTAAAAGATTGTGATCCGTATTTGATTTCAAAATCTTTATCTGATATTTCTAGAAGATTAAGTAGATCATCCTTTTGATTAGATTGTAGTTTACCTTGGAATATAACAGGAGGTCTTTGTGCTCCTAATAGATCTGCCCATTTATTTAAAATAACAGGATCTCTAATAACCTTTTTGACTTGTGTTAAATCATTTGGTTTTAATATTTGAATATGTGTTAATATTAAATGATTTTTGGGTAAAGCATCGTATTCAATATCTACCGTTTTATTATCTAACATATAATCAAATCCAAACTTCCAATCCAATGGCATATCTTCAGTCAATTCTGTTAATATAGTATTGAAATACTTAATACCACTTTCATAGTATTTAATCATCGTCCTGTCTACTCTGTCCATTGCATGTTTTGAACCACTTTTGAAGTATTCAAACCCTGTTTTAGTTCTTTTAACATGGAAAGATGACGCTTGTATCTTTTCTGATACGACACATGGAATATCTAACATTGACACGAAGTCATTGATGTTAGATGATTGATAATACGTTCTTAAGTTTTGTAAAGCCATAGTGTTTTTTGTATTCAGTATTTAATAATCTAGATTATGTATCTTAATTATCTACCGTATTTTATAATACCCATTAGCTGATTTATCGCAGCATATGTTCCTGTAAGTTTCATTGTTTTACCTTTATATATGAAAACAATACCTTCAGTTGGTATAATAGATTCAATACCTCCGATTCGTTCAAGTCTTTCAAGTTCTGAAACAACTTTCTCTATTTGTTTAATATCTCCACCCTTTTTAACCTTGTCAGCCTCTGTTCTAATTTGAGTATGTAACCTTTGCATTTCATCACTTGGATTTGCAGCAACAAAGTTACTTACATTTTTAAGAATAACACTTCCAAGTTCTAAGAATAAATCCTCGAAAGGTCTAATGTTTTCTTTGTATTTCTTTTTAACATCTTCCTTGTCAAATTTCTTAATGGCTGCTGCTTTATCTTTTCCAAGATCTTTATCAAGAGATCTTAAATTAAGCGTCTTTTTATCACCATATGCCCATCTTAATAATAGACCTTCTTTTTGATCTTGCGATATATCTGGGAAATTAGATTCTATTTGATCTCTCCACCACATTTCGTGATATCTAGAAACTTCATCAGCATCTGTTAATTTATATACAGCTTTTAAGTCTTCTACTTTTTTGATGAATTTATCTTTGTTCTTTTCAAAATCAATATCCTTTCCTATCTTAACGATTTGGGGTGGAATTACAGTAAATGTATTACCAACATCTGCCTTAACTTTTTGTAGAGCTTTAGCAATTGAAGATGCATATTTGTTATCGTCACCGATTATATTACCTTCACCGTCAGTGTGCTTAATTCCATGAAATTGGATTATATCGCGATCATAGTAAATTACATTAGGGTTCTTAGAGTAAATCAATTCCATATTCATGAAACTCTTACCGTTGTTAAACACTTCTAAATCTTTACTTGGTAATTTTATCAATGCTTGTGCTAAATCTTCAGCAGCAAATTGAAATGTATCTTGTACTAATGGACTAGGATGTCCTTCAAACTTCTGTTTAAAATCTGCTAACGACATTGGAGATTTCATATCACCTTTGTTTCTTGCAAATTTAGCTTCTCCGTCTTGTACTGTAGCGAATACATTTTGACCATCCGTTTTTTCTGTAGGCTCTTCATCGAATGTTAAATTACCAGAAAGTCCTGCACTTATGATCTCTTTAAAGTCTCCAAATGTTAAATCTCTTTCATCGAAAGGATGCGACATGTGTCCTGCTGCACCGCCTTCAACAATTAAGTCGTCTAATATAGATACGTTTACTTTTTCAACTAGAAATTGTTGATATGATAGAAATTGTTTCATTGTTTTGAGTTTTATTATTTTAACCTAATGAGTTTGTTAAGATTCCAACTGCTGTTCCGTAATCTCCATCAGATTTAGCTAAAATGCCATCAATTACCTTTTGTGCCTTTGCTTCGTCAAATTCTTCACCGAATGCTTTTTTCAATACAGTAGTTGCATATTCTTGAAAGTCTTCAATTGAAGAAACTTCAGCTTCAGTAATTTCTGCTTCCGATAATGAATTTCTTAAACCACAGTGTTCACATTCTACTGTTCCGTCTTTGTCTATTTCTTTATATGAATGTCCTTTTTTATTTGAACACTTAATATCTTCATTGACTTTAGATTCTTCGATGTATTCTGCCAAGTCAGCGTCATCCCATCCATATTCGTCATCTGCGAGTACTGCTGTTATATCTTTTCTTTTTCCTGTAAGTTCAACTTCTGGATGACCAGATGGTCCGTTCATATCCAATATTTCCATTGTAACTTTATTCTTCTTTAGTAATTTTGCAAGTCCTTTAGATTTAGGATCAATTGCATCCATTACTGCAGTTGCTTCGCATATATTTTCATTACCTTCAAATGCCATATTAAATGCATTTAATAATGATTGACCTGCTGCTTCTTCTTTCATGCTCTCTAAATAAAGTGCTGTACCTTCTACAATACTAATACCTGCCCAACTTGCTGCATTTGCAAGATCTGAATAATATTGATCTAATACTCTCTTAGTTGTTGTTGCACCAATCTTAACGAAATAATTACCTAAGCCTGACATTTTAATTTCAAAGCTTTTAATTGATCCTTTAATGTTTTTAGAAATCTTGAAACCTTCTCTTGAAAAGTTTGCGTCTTCCATTGCCATTTCAAATAAGTATTTAATACAACCTAATTTACCTTCTTTAGACATTGCACCTAAATCAGTTAATTTCTTAGCGAATAAATTATTATAAACAGTAGCTACTTTTTTAGCGTCTCTTTTATATTCTACTTTAATTGCTTCATTTACTGAAGCTGAAAGTGATTCGAATGCAGGATATACGTCATCGTGACCTTTACCGTAAAGATCTGCCATTAACCATTCTTTATTACCTTCATCCCATAAATAAACAAATTCTGCTCCACCTTTATCATTTGCATCTCTTAGATATTTAGAAATATTAGATATGCTTCCTGTAGATGGTTTACTATTATCTCCATAGAAATTCATTTTATTCATAGCATCTAAACCAGAACTATCTCCTCTTTTAATTACATCGTCAACGTTTTTACCGTTTTTGTAATCTTTTTGAAGAAGTGGTAAAATGTTTTCTGGATATGAATCATAATGAGTATAAACTGAAGTGATATTACCTTTTTTGTCAATTTTACCAAACTGACCTCTTGTACCTTCTTCAATAAGTGAAAGTGCTTCATTAACTTCTGAATCCCTTAGCTTGATGAAAAAATCAGATCTTTGATCTTCTGTTAATTCTTTTACAGATGTAACTTTGAATTCAGATAATAAATTCTTGTAAGTTTCTGCTTCGTTTGATCTTTTTGTAGAAGCGTCTTCTTCTACTGTTCTAGCATTTGAAATCTTTGCCTCTGTGGCATATTGTTCAAAAGATTTTAATTTTTGCATAATATTATTTTTATTTTTGTATGTAGTTATTATTTTATTATATATCTCCTTCAAAATCCACATTTTTTATATCGTACTGGAACTTCTGTTCCCTGTAGATTCGTTGTCTTTCTTTAGAATGTCTCATTAGATAATTATCCCAATCAGGTGAGCTTAGATCATCTACGAAATCAATGATGTTTACAAAGTCTTTTGATGAGTGTTGTCTTAATCCACGACCAATTGATTGTCTAATTACAACTTCTGATTTAAATGATTCTGTAAAGAATATGTTGTGTATTTTGTTAATAGAAATACCTGTTGAGAAAGTTCCATAAGATGCAACAATAACAACCTCTTCACCTGCTTCCATTTTCTTTTTGTGTTCTTCTCTAACATCTTTGTCAATTCCACCATCAACATAATATACAGTCTTATTACTTTCTTGACGTAACTTTTCGTATATCTTTTTACCATGTTCAATTCGATGGAATAAAACTAAACCATTACCTTTTACTTTAGAAATGATATTAGTTATGAAATTAAGACGTCCTGGTGAGTTAATCACATAGTTTTGCTCAAACTTATATACATCTTTTGATTCATATCTATTCTGTGACATTTCTCTGAACGCATCCTTAGTTGACTGTGGTGCATAATCCATTTTTATAACCTTTACTTTACAATGAGCAATATACCCTTCATTTTGTAAATAGTTTGCACTGATCTCTGTAATCAAAGGGCCAGTATATGCCATTAATGTCAGTCTGTCTAATGTACCTTCTTTTGGTATTGTACCTGACAATCCAAATTTGTAATCAGCGTTAAGACATTTTTGTAAGATTGTTTTAATTGAAGCAGATTTTGCTTTATGTGTCTCATCTACAATAACTGCATCGAATTCTGCAAAGTATGCTTTATCCTTTTTGACAAGTGATTGATATGTACCAATAATAACGTTTCTACCTGGTCTTAATTTTTGGCCACTATAAATTTGTTGTACTTTAATATCTATAGCATTTCTATAATTATAATCTAAGAAATCTTCACTGGCTTGTAATACCAATGAAACATTAGGTACTATAAAAAGTATTTTCTTTGCTTTTTCGTGTTCTAATAAGTATGCTACGGTTAGGAATGATATAAGTGTTTTACCGGCAGAAGTCGCCAATTCACTTAAACATCTTTTGAATTTTAATATATTGAAGGCTGCTTCTAATTGATAATCTCTCGGTTTGATTTCCGATTTATCAAAGAATGCTAAAGCCCATTCGTTAAATCTTTCTTGATTAATACCAGTATCAAATATCTCTGCAATACCATTAAGTTTAAACTCAAACTTATAGTCCTTGCATATACCCATGACTTCTCTCCATAAACCAGCAGGAATCCACTTATCATCTTTAATATATGATACGTATCCATCCCATAGTCCCTTTTTAACCAGAGGGTTAAATCGCCATGACTCAATTCTTTTATTCAAAGATATATTGAGTTGTTCTAATTCTAGTTCAGTTGCGTCGTCAATACGAAGCAGCTGCTTGTTTTCAGTTAAACTAAGCTCCACATTGTAAGAGCATTTTTATTTATCGTTATAGATCCTTCAATGAAAGTCTATTGCGAATGGCAAATCCCATATTATCTAGGGTTTTTACCGAGTCTCTAAAAAATTCTACTTGATTTTCTAAATGAGACAATATCATGTTTTCAGTGGCTAAGTCAGTTTCAATAAACTTTTCTTTCTGCTTTTCACCAAGCTTGTAATCGTACTCGTAATATCTGATATATGCTTCTCTATATCTAATGGCTATTTTAGCCTTTTGTTCCTTAACTTTCATATTTATATATGACATCTGTTCGACAAGCGATTGTCTAGACGAAAGCACTTCAGCAATGGTTACCTCTAATTCGTTTATGTTTCTTAAACTTTGAGCTAATCCTTTGATAATTCTAGTCCATTCGGTTCTTTGACCGCTCAGCTTCCTATCTAATGCTAATATGTTTTCTTTGCTCATATTAAAATAATGATTTCTTGTTGGGGTTAGGTTTTATAAATGTTGAAGTAATATGCCTCTTCTTAAATTTAGGTTTTGGAAATGCAATTTCTGGGGCATTGACGCTAAGATCTAATGACTGAAAATCTATCATGAGTTTCATGCCTTTAAATCTGTCACTGTCCTTTTGAAATTCATCAAAACTGTCTTCAACCATGTTGTTAATATCTATTAAACGTACCATAAATCTAATTGACTTGAAGTGAAATATTGATCGATCTTTTTATGAGCATCGATTTTAAGCTCAAAGCATTTCTTCATTAAGTCGTTTAGATCTTTAATATTATATATATCTAACTTACTGTCCTTAAGGAATTTAGCCCACATGAATACAGGTCTGCCTTTTTTAAGCTTCTCTGCCATTTTCTTTTTACCAGTTATATCATTGTCAAACATATATCTGACAGTTGGTATTTCATCAAAATCATCAGTTGATCTTCCGGCAGTTGCAAGCGCTAATGAATTATTCATGAACTTTGCATCTAATGGTCCTTCAAATAATGTAACAGGCCGTTGGAAATTTAATTGCATAATACCAAACAATGTTGAAATCTTCGTAAGAGTATTTAACTCTTCATTAGTCATTTCAAGCGGTGCTCCCATTTCTTCATAGAGTTTAGGTAAATCATATGTCAAATATCTCTGGCCATATCCTTTCATCCTACGCGTCTGTGCACCTATTATTTTGTTATCTTTACTAAAGTTTAAAATCCACAATCTGTGTTCTTTTTCTGAATATAAGAAGTCGTCAAGTCTATTGTGTAATAATCTATCTTTCAATTGAAACCATATCCAATCACCTGGAACTATTGATTTTGCTCTGAATTTTACTTTAAACGTATCAATGTCTATTGCTAATTCATGAACCTTTTCTAGTGCTTGGTGCTTTAATACAGACTCAGGGTTGACTTGTATCTTGTTTTGCTTTATGTAATCTATGATCAAGAAAGATGCATCAGATGTGTCCATCTTAACATCATGATCTTTTAAAAATGTATAAACATTTGTATGATGACTACAATTGTAACAATGATACTGTAGAGTATCCCAGAATATATTGCCTCTTTTCTTAGTGTCATCCGAATAAGAATCACCACAATAAGGACATGCACAGGTTATACGCCCATGCATGTCTTTAAGTAGTTTCTTATTAGGTTCAGGATGTACTTGAGATACTACTTGTTTAAGTGCGTATCTTATTTTATCCTTTAACTCTTCAGTAAGTTCTATATTAGATATCAAGGTCATCTAAAAAAGAATCTAGATCATCATCTGTTGAAACACTTGAAGTTGATTCTGTTTTAGTTGGCGCTGCCTTTTCTGCAACTGCTGTTGCAGTTTTAGTCTTTTTTCTAGGAGCGCTCGATGTCATTTCACCGATCGAATCACCTGGATTAAGATACATTCTTAATACGTCATTTACAAATGACCTTGTATCTTCGTCCCATGCTTGGTAATCATATCCTTTCAATGAAGGAGCTGACTCTAATTCTGCTTTAATAGCAGTCATAGTTTCTTTATTACGCTCTGCTGGTGCATCGCCCATAATTACCGCTGATTGACTAGCTGAGAATTTAGATGTATCATAGTTGTTATATTCACCTTGTCTAGTGATAACTAATTCAAAGTTCTTTCCTTCGAAAAGGTCAAATACTTGAGTTGGTTCACCAAAGTTTGGCTTTAATTCTGCATCGATCTTTTCTTTGATCTTATAACCAAATTTGAAGATTTTGTATTGTCCTTCTAAATCTGTGTTTTGTGGATCTTTAATGATCTTTACTAATGCGTAGTATTGTTGACGTCTTTTCAGTTTCTCAGAAGACTTACGGTCTACTGCTGAATCTGATTTACGTAGTTTCCAAAATACATCTGCGATAGGGCATTTCTCACCAATAGTTGATGGAGAATCTACCAATTTACCGTCACCACTAGAATTAGTTAACCAGTGTACGTATTTTTGAATTAGTGAATTACGAGGATTTTCAGGATTTGGTACAAAACGTATTAGTGCTTTGTAAGTTCCGTCTTTTCCGTCGTCTGCGGATGGTTTGTAGATCTCTTGTGAAGATGTACTTGCTTGGACTTGATGTGTTTCCACGTCTTCGATGCCCAAATTAAAAATGTCAAATGATTCGCTCATACCTTTAAATTGTTTAGTTTGTTAATTGTTTAATTGTTTACCTTGAAATTATTTTCAATACTTATATATGTAACTTTAGCAAAGTTTCACTTATTTATTATCCATGGTTAAAATAGCTCCATTATCTTCTTTCCACTTTCCGTTCTCTGACTTAATCAGTCCAGATTTGTGTAATAACTCTTCGCGCTCAGTTTGACTAAGCTGGTTATTTCTCACCATTTTTATGAGAACCTTATTAAGGTGGAAGTAATCTATTGTAACTAGTTTTTGCATATTAATATTTTAGTTAATCTTGCTAACTACCTATTATATATCACACTTTCTGTTTGTTTCAAAACTAGCCTATTTAATTATTTTTTAATTATTTTTTAGTAATTATGAAACAGTTTTGCGCCACGTGCATATAATAAATGTCTTAAAGTCAAAGATAGATTAGGCTTGAGGTGTAGATATGTATGCAACTAAGAAATAAGCATCCACCAAATCGTCCAATGGTTTTGGGATCTTCTTTTCAACTTCCAAACCTTTAACGTATTTCCACAAAGGGCTTTTAGCCAAGACTGGGTCTTCGTTCACATTTTGCTGAAAGGCATCAAATAATTGAAGCTTATTCATATTACCTTTACCAGCAAATTTCTTAATAGTGGTTGGAGCAACAGTTAGAATATCTTCTGGATTTAAAGTTCTTAAAAGTTTAAGTTTGAGGATTGCAGCGCCAGCCGCCATGTCAATCATATTGTTAGTTCCCATTTTAGAACCATAAGAAGTACCTTCAAATGCTATAGTAAAACCATCACCATCATGAGAGTTCTGTAATACTAAATTAATAATATCATCAGCCATCTTATCATAACGCTTGATCTTTAAAAGTTCTGCACTTGAGAATGATTCTTTATTTGTAAAATCTGGTTGGCTCACTAAAGTAACATCACTAAATAATGATATCTCTTCTTGAAGTCTCTGTTCTGCTTTAGTACCTGTTTTGGGTTTTATGTAACTAATAAAATGAAAGTTCTTACTCTTATCATTATATATGCATATTCCAGGGGAATTGAGGGAAAAGTCTACTGCTAAGTAATTCATTTATATTCTTTTACCAAGACTAGCACCTAATGCGGCACCAACAAGTCTTGAGGTTAATAAATCGTAAATAATACCCTTTTGTATACCAAGGACTTTAGCAACCATCTTACCAACTGATTTACCTAGTGCAAATCCAGTAAGACCACCAATAATAGATCCAAAGAATCCTTCATTAGTTATTTCTTCGTTAAAGCTTTCGATGTCATATGTACCATCTTCATTCATGTATTGCTCATCAAATAAAGCAAGTGCTTCATCAATTCTAGCTTCTAATTCCGGAGTCCATTCTTCTTGTAGTCCTTCGTTGATTAGTTCCATATCGTTTTCAGAAATAGATTCTTCGACAATGTATTTGTTAAATGTTTTCATATGTTATATATCCTATATTTTATTCTACTTCTAAACGTAGATTCAATTTATTATAAAAGAACGTAATATCGAATGTGTTAAACGAAGATACGTTTTCTGCAAAGTTTAAACTTAATTCATTTATAGAATTCATAATACAATCAGTAAATTCTAAATATGCTACTGATGCACCTTCGGCATCTAGTATTCTTAAAGTTAAAGGTTCAGTATATGCTTGCTTAGTTGATCTTGCATAATAATATAATAGAGTATCCATCATAATCCAATAATTAATAAAACCATCTAGTAGTTGCATACTAACTGTAAATTCTCTGTTAATTGTATTTTGAATTGGCATTGCACCTCTATGATGTCTTTTAGTACCATCGTTATCCTCTTGTGTAATTGGATCAAATGAAACACCAGGTATATTAATACCTTGAATACTATAATTAACAAAATCAACGGGTTCAGATAATAATCCACCTGGAACCTTATTAAGATATTTCTTATATTTATCGGCTACCTCTTTGGGTACAAATCCTCTAGGAAATCTAAAATCAAAACCGTTATTTCTACTATTAAGAACCATATTTAAATTTTAAATTTACCAGACAAGATCATGTTCTCATCTATTCCGTTATTGACACTGATATAGAATGTTTTATTCTGCATGCCTCTTATTGTATTTGCGTTTGCTTCATTTATTTGAAAGAGTACTTCACCTCTTTCCATATCAATATCTTTATTAGATATGTTATTAAATTTAAGTTTTTGTTTCCCATCCGCAAACGTCATTATAACAGACTTTATACCTGTTAAAGAAACATATTCAATATCTCCACCTCTTTGTTTAGCTATTACAAATTTATAATAACTTGCAAATGGTGAAATTTCAATATTCAAATCACCAGATGATACGAACGGCTTTGTATCTATTTCTTCAACGCTTTGTGTTGTTATGTTTGTATTATTAGTAGTAAACATTATATTAGAACTACTAGCAATTACGTTATGTCTTTCAATAAATGTTGGTATGTGCTTAATACTTTGTGGTAAATTATCTGTAAATATACCTTCTACTATTTTATTAGAAGCCATTGCAGGTAATACATTATAAACTTCAGTTAATTGATTCGGAGAATTAATACGTAGCTTACTCAATCTCTTACCATATTTAGCGGCTTGATTAATTGATAAACTAGCTCTTTTTACAATCTGTGTATTATCAGTTTGATTCCATATTCTCATTGTAACATCAATAGAAAAACTAGATGCTATGTTACTATTAATAATAACAGGTCTAAAAACTATTGGAGTACTGAAATCATCATATTGAGTATAAGTTGTTTGGAATGTTTTAACTTCTGATGTACCTATTGTTTCAAAGACATCTACATCAAACATTGCTATAATATCGTCGGATGATGTTTGTATTTGATTTAGAATATATCCTTCGAATGCTCCAATTGAATCATCCTTTTCTCCGTATATTTTAAAGTAATCACCATCATCAGCATCTTCTACAACCACTGTAAAATCTTGAAATTCATCTTCTCTAGAAACTGTAAACTTGTTTTCTTCAGCTGTTTGAAAATAATCATAACCATTAAATGTCTCTAAAGAATCTATAAGCTTAAATGTAAGTTCATAGTTAGCAGTTGGATTTAGATCACTAGAACCTATAACGCCTGTTCCATAAAATAAATCATTAAATTCAGTATTCTGTTGTACTAATGTAGGTACTTTAAGATCAATGAATTTACTATAAAGTGCTTCACCTAAAATAAAAGGTTTAGGATTTGCGTATTCGTAGTTACTTGTATTTAAGTATACTAATTGTGTTAAATTGTTTTTAACTCCAGATGTTCTAGCGGCTGCAACTTCAAATAAGAAACCTTCATATCCTCTTGCCGCAAAACTATATCCACTTCTAAGGTGTAATCTAATACTATCATATTTGATATGATTAATATTATCCATTGCATTCGTTTGTGAATTTAAAAGATCTGTTTCATTTCCACCGGTCCAATCAATATTATTATTAATGTAATTAAACATATCATAATCTCCAGTTGAATCATATCCTAATAAAGCATATTTAGATCCGGTAGCATCAGACTTTACTGCGTGGTATCTTCCAATTGTTTGGTTGATATCATTACCAGTATTTTCATCAGGGTTTGCAAAAAGAGGGTTAGCTCTAGTGTCTACAATTATTTTACCACCTATTAATCCAGTATATGTATAATCAATAGTACCGTTTTGTGTTGGTGTAAATTGACCTATCTTTGTAGTTGAAGAATATGAATAAATTCCAAGTGCTCCAGATAAATTGAATGCAGAAGGATCTGGTAATAGACTTAAGTTAAACTTATATGTTTTACCGTTTTGTAATAAAAGTGTTCTAGCAGCAAAGTTCTCTACAGACAAATATCCGCTAGATGACGTAACATCAAAATTTACTACAGCACTACCCAATTCATTAATTAAGTGGCGTTGTTTAGAAGGATCTCCTTTGACAGTGTCTAGGAATTTTACTTCACTACCGTTATCATCTACTTCAATTTGATATTTGGTAGGATTACTTTGATCGTGGTATATAAACTCTAATAAAATATCAGAGTCTAAATAGAAATATCTTGATGATTGTGCCATTCTTTTATATTATTTTAAAATCTTAACCATTTTGGTGAGTAGTATAATCCAATGCCTATTGAAGGACCAGTACTTATGACCTGATTATTGTTTAAGTTGATTCCATATCCAATACCAAATCCTATAGCAAATCCACCTTTCTTAACTGGCTTTCTATTCAATTTTGTATTTATTAGATTTATGTTTTCAATATCTGTGAAAGTTAATCCAGGATATTTTGTTGATATTTTTAATTGATCAGCACCGTTGATATTTTCAATAGCAGCTAATAAACTAATTTTATGTGTTATGTCAAACGTTGCATCCCCGTAATTAAATCCAGTAGAATCCTTTGTTACAAACATAATACCTTTAAGATCTCTAGAATTACTATCGCCAAAATCATTAAACTTATTAAAAGTTAATTTAGTTGTTACTGAATCTACCTCTGTAGAAACCGTATTTACTATTATGCTATCTTTAATATCAATGTTTGCAGATAATAATGAATTTACTTTATTTAAATCTTTATTTATATTTAATGCATTCTTATATTTCTTTATTAATATAGATTGATCATCTTTTAAATCACTTAAATCAAGTTCATAGCTTCTAATCTCAGAGACTAAACTGCCATTACTGGAAGTCATTGTTCTGATAGTATCCTTTGATGCTAAATAATTATTGAAATTTCTATTAGAATCTTCTTTAGCAATCTCTACTTCTCTTTTAAGATTTTCAGTTTGATTACATTGTCTAAGAAACAGTAAAGCAAATAAAGCAATTGCTATGAATATAACAGTGTTTTTATTAGCAAATATATTTTTTAATTTATTCATATTATTATATATTCATCGTTTATTATGGTGTAGAACCAGTTCCTCCACCTCCACTAGTTGTTG